TTATCAGACGAGTAAGTTTATGGCTATGGAGGATAAAAGCAGTTAGGGTGCTTGTAATGTGTTTGCTCGTGCTTTCTTTTATTCGTTTCATAATATTCCCGATATTCGAGTGGTGGGATAGACCTTCGGAAGTTGAAACGTAGGGCGAATACGCTGGTGTGCTATATCGAGGGACTTACTTTGGTTGTTCCCGAAAGACCGTCCAAAGCGTATTCACATTGAGGGATTTAAGCGTGTATGAAGTCCGTGATACAATGAATGAAAGGTTTGACCATAGGGTTGATATTCTACTTCACCCAAGCGATAAGCGAATGTTAAACAAACGTCTAGAGATTACGATATTATGACCCAGGAAGCATTACAAAGGATATTATCTAAGCTGAAGTTGGAGATTTACAAGCAAGAACTTTTCCTCATGAAAGTATCGAGAATACAATCCCAGCCGCCAAGGGTTCGGGAGGAAATACTACGGGATGTTTGCTGGATTGACGGAACGTTACCAACCCAAACACAATATGCCATCAACAAACGCCTCAAGTTAATTTCAGCAAGGGACAAACTGATACGCCACTGGGGAAATTCCGCCAAATGATTTTACTTCGCGCGTATGCGTATGCGCGCATATATTACGCCTATACACGTATTCAGGTTATTATATAAATATATAAATATATGGGTATTCACGTAAGTGAATACACAGGTATAAAACTGAACGTTTACGAGCGTTAGCGAAGTTATACGTTTCAGTTTTATACCCCCCCTAAAGTCCCCCCCTACAAAGTGCCAAAGTTATTATGAATGTAATGATGAAATAGAATATGAACAAAGAATTGAAAATTAGAACAGACCTCACCCAGATAGATTGGGCAGAGGGTGTACCCGAAATGCAAAAGTACATCGGTTGGGTTGCGAAAAGATTAGGCTGTGACGTAGAGCAGCTGAGGTATTTAAGCGTTCACCCAGACTTTGTAGACAAAGACGAGGAAGGTTGGGATTTGGATAGCTTTTTCCCGAAAGGCACACCTACCGAGAAACGCCTCCTCCATCAGGACGGAGAGGTTGAAGGTATTAGTCTTGGAAATTTCGCTATTGGCGAGGTTTGGGAGATTAAGGCGTTGGGTCAAACTTTCATCGCCGACAGGAACGCCTCCCCAGTAGGAATGATTACAAAAGTAGATGAAGAAAATGACAAAGGTTAGAGTATCGCAAATTCCAGAGAGTAGCGGAGAGCCTATTCACTTCAGTAACGAATACGCTATGGAAGAGAAGCCCCTTGGCGAAATGGAATTTAAAGCCGAAAGCGAGGATAAGGGCGAGGAGAAACCGCAATACATTAAGACCGTCATTCATATCAAGGATGCGGGAGTGGTACTTTCGTTGCACGATATAAACAGCATCGAAAAGACTTTCAAAATCCAAACGTCAGACTATTATCCCGACAAGGTAATGCAGCTTTACGGAATTAGCATCAATAGGGGTATGGAGCCTTCGATGCGCTTCCCGAAAACTAATATTGAGCTTTGGTTTGAAAAGGAGGAAGTCCGCGACCAACGTTACGATAGGATGATGAAGGTTTTGAAGGAGGCTGGGTTTAAGTTTATTGAAGTTTAACAAATAAAACGAAACGTAAAAATGAACAAATGGGATTTTATTAAGAAAGTTGCCAAAAAGACAGGTAAGTCACAAACACTTGTAAACGAAGTGGTAAAGGCTATGACGGATGTTCTTGTTACCGAGGTTAGGGACAATGCCGAGGACGTCACGTTCCAGGGTTTGGGGACGTTTAAGCAAAAGAAGTCCGAAGCAAAGACAATCCGTAGCCCGTATGACGGCAAGACGATTACAGTAAAACCGTATCGCACCGTACAGTTCAAGGTATCACCAACGGTTAAGGTCGAGGAAGAGTAATACCAAATGTCGGGATAGGGGAAACGTCAAAAACCTCTATCCCGAATAAAACAAAACGAAATGAACAAACCTACAAAATACCCAAAATTCCTACGGTGTAACGACGAGGTTAAGGGTTGGAGCTGGAATAGATACCTTCCGAAGCCCTGGACGGTCGGTGAGGTTGTAAAGGTAGCAGACGAAAGCGAACAACACTCCAGTCGTTACGTTGGAACGCCTGACGATAAGTTCCGAGAGAAGTATGTTGTGGTTTACCGTAAGGACGACAAAGGAAAATTCACGGTAAGAAATACCGCAGAGTGGAGACAGTTAACACCATTAAACAAATAAAACATATGAAAAGATTAAAAAGATTTTTGATAAGTATTTGTCTTAATAAGACGCAACGTAGAATAATTTGGCAAGCAATCGTGTTCAGTGAATACACCTATCGTTGTAGGGGTAACGTAGACGAGGCAACAACGGTCAAGACCGTCATGAACGATACCGAGGAGTTATTTGATGTAGTAAAGCGCACCTATACCAAAGAGGAGGTTGATATGATTGTCGAGAAGGCGGTGAGGGATAGTTTGTCCGAAGCCGAAGCGAGAGTTAAGGTGGCATATAAAGTTCAACAGCCTATCCCAGAAGGAGAAATGACAAGTATTAGTATCGAGAACGAAGGAACAGAAGCAAAAAGTGAGTCATACGACAAGTGATAGACTTTTTTTGTTATGTGTGATGTTAATACGAGAGCCTCCCGAATTATCCAACGGTATAGAGTAGAGAGGCATTTTTAACAAAGTTATTCACTTAAACAAGATAAAAAAAGACAATGCAGCGCGCAAAATATATCATATACGATGTAGAAACAGGAGGATTGGACGAAACTAAAAATCCAATCACCCAATACGCTTGCGTAGTTCTTGACCCTTATACGTTGAAGGAGGTCGATAGGTTTGAAACGTTTGTTAAGCCGTATAATAACCTAACAATAGAAAAACAAGCAATAGAACATACTATGGTTACGATGTCCGATATACGAGGTGGAATATCGGTTGAGGACTTTGTAAACGTTATGATAGAGTTTAACCGTCTTCATCAGGTCAAGGGTCGTAGTCGGGAAATGGGGCGGCTGGTTCCAGTCGGACATAACGTAACATTTGATAACCGTTTCCTGACGTATGCTTTCCGTCTTTGTAAGAAAAACTATCACGATTTAGTCTACGAGAATTTCATTGATACATTTCCGTTAGCAAAGATGACATGGGGGTTGAAAGGGGATGAAAAGCTGAACCTGACGGCTTGTTGTGAGAGAGCTAAAATTAGGCTAAACGATGCTCACGGAGCGATGAATGATGTAGAGGCAACCGCAGACCTTTTCCGTTGGTTTGTTAAGAAGTTACGGAATAAGGGTGGCGTTAGTTCCGCCGAGGAAGGCGTCAGACCGAGGGGAACGGAGTTTTTTGAATTTAAGTGTGGGGTGAAATGAAAGTTGGCAAATATTATAACTATTGAAATGCGGAAGTATAAATATACTTTGAAGCGCATTGAGAGGAAAGACGAGAGAGTTGGTGGATGTTATGGGTGTTTCTTTTGTAAGAGAAAATATGGTTATCTGTACCAAACTTGCGGTGATTATGAAGATAAGATAGGCGATTGCGGAAAAACTATTTTGGAATTGATATCAAAGAAAGAAAAGTAATATGAAATACAGAAAGAAACCAGTTGTCGTTGAAGCCGTCCAGTGGACGGGTGAGAACGAGGATGAAATAAAGAAGTTTTGCGGATTAGCCGCACAATTCACATATATGCCTACAAAGGGCGAGGCTTTTATCGTAACAAAACAAAAGCCCAAGGGTAAACACGTCACAGCACTTTCGATACGGACATTAGAGGGTACGATGGAAGCGAGCGATGGTGATTTTATTATCCGAGGCGTAGAAGGGGAGTTCTATCCTTGCAAGCCCGATATTTTCCGTAAGACCTACGAGGAGGTGAAAGATGAGTAGTGTAACGTTCCAGCTTGCCTCCCAGCTGGAGGAAGCCTTTAACGCCGTCGGTGCGTCGATGATGTCGGATGAGTTTGCCGGCAAGTTACTTGCTTACGTCTACGTTATGGGTGGAGGTAATGAAGCGTTCATTCACGAGTTGGAGCGTAAGGGTGAGAATACACCTTGGCTGGAAAGGATTTATTCCAGGTATAATTTAAAAAGACCAAACGTAAAGAAAAATGGAAAATAATGATGTAAAAGAAACCGTACTTGCTTATGCTACCGATAATGAGGAGTTAGCAACGGAAATACAGAAAGCAGCAGACGGTCATTCCCTGACGTCTGTAGTTCGTCTTGATAGTAGTTTATTAGAAACCCTACGGAAGGCAGACGACAAGGAAAAGAAACCACAGACCGTTAATGAATTCATAAGTAACGAGGATAATAAGAACGAAGCTGAGAAGAAGGCATTATACCTTTGGAATTTACTTACCGTCAACCGTCCAGTAGAGGAAGCCGACAAGCGTATCTTTACAAAAACCGAGGTAGTTAAGCGTACAACGCTAACCCACCGAACACTTGGCGATTTGCTTGAGCTTTTCCGTTTGTTTGGATTTATAGAATTTACAAAAGGAGTTTATGAGTTCCGTTTCGTATTTTCCCAGCAAACAAAACAAGATAACGCCTATGCCGATATTATTGAGGATATATGGCTGTTGAATATGAATATTGCGAGATATAAAAACCTGCTTTCTGCGGACGAATTTACGGAGAAATGGGATAAGGTGAGAGAGAATGTCACGCAATTAATGTCTTTTTAATCTTTTGTTTTAATGGGTGAGGGTGTAGACGTTGTGAAACGTTTATACCCAATTTTTTCGTTAAGGGAGGTGAAGAGAGGATGAAGAGTAATATAGATATAATAGACAACGAAACGATGAGACGTATCGAGGTGAACGGTATTGACTCGTTGTTTAACGTTTCGCCGTTGCACGCCGTAGAGTGTTTACGGACGCTTTACGAGATAATAGACACTTTGGACGATAGGGCTATAACAGAGATTTATGAAGGCGGAAGTGGCGACGTTGACGATATGATACGTGGTATGTGTGGCGATGTATATTCTACCTTATTCACAGGACGGAGAGATATAGATTTTATGCCCAAATATACCGATAGGTTGTCGGAGAGCGTTGAGGAGATATTGCGTTGTAATAATTTAGCATATTTTATTACAGCGGTATTACCCGATTTTCAAATGGGGTGGCATCATATCGAGTGGTGCGACCTTGTTCACCATTATAAAAAGCTGTGCGTAGAAGCCGCCAGGGACCACGGTAAGTGCCAAGTGGTTGGTACTCAGGTAGTTATGGCCGACGGACGTTTGAAAAAAGTTGAAGATTTAAAGGTTGGAGAATACCTTATGGGCGTTGATTCAACTCCACGTAAGATAACAGCTTTACATCGGGGTCACGACGAGCATATGTACCGAATAGACCAAAGCAAGGGCGATAGCTACACCGTTAATAGCCGTCATACCCATACATGTATAAAGATAGGCAAGAGGGGCAAGTGTTTAGAAGAGCACGAGAAGCATATTGTAGATATTGATATGCCAACTCTTTTATCATACTCCAAGAATTACATAGCCGAACGGATAAGAACGTTTAAGGTTGCTTGGGAAATGCCTTACAGACGTATTCTCATCGAGCCGTACTTTTTAGGTGTTTGGCTTGGGGACGGTTGTTCTACAGATACGTCAATTTGTAAGCCATACAAAGAGATAGTAGATTATTGTGACGCATACGCTAAAAGATTAGGAATATCGTGCGACCACGAAGGTTGGAATAAAAATCTTTCTTGCTATTCAAATCATATTTTCTATGACGGTTATCTTAATGGTAAGAAACATGTAAGGAATATTAAAAAGTGTAAGTTAACCAAATTCTTCAAGGCTTATAAGCTATTTGGCCATAAGCATATTCCCGACGTTTATCTTTACAATAGCAAGAAAGTCCGTATGCAGTTGCTCGCTGGCCTTCTTGATACCGATGGCGACCTTTGGTGTAACGGTTATCATTGGGGAAGTATTCATAAGGAGCTTGCCGAGCAAGTACATTATTTAGCAAACAGCCTTGGCTTCAGAACGAAGTTTAGCGGAGGTAAGAAGTTTATCAAGCAATTAGGCAGGGAGTATGAATATTGGACGGTATCAATATCGGGAAAGATAGACGAAATACCAGTACGTTTACATCATAAGAAAATAGAATACGATTGGTTAACAAAACCGTCGAATAAAGATTGGGGAATGATAGATGGCATAACACCCAGCGTCGTTTCTTCAATCAAGATAACGGACGTAGGCGAGGGTGATTATGTTTCTATAACGACCGATGGTGACCATAGGTTTTTGCTTGCTGATGGTACGGTAACACACAATTCGTACTTTTTCAGCAACGCATATGCCGTTTGGCAGCTTTACAGATATTCACCGCCAAAGACTATGCAATTCAGTAGGCGTCCATCGAAGTCAAACTCCAATCGTGGTTTTCTCTTTTCGTTCTCTTTACAGCAAGCCGTAGACCTTATAGAAATTCTCAAGGGTACAATCGAGAATAACGATATACTAAGGGAACGCCTCCTTCCGTCAAACACAAAGGAGGGAGCGTGGGCAAGTACGAATATAGTTTGTAAGAACGGAGCGAGATTGACGGGAAAGGGGTTTGGGTCATCTGTACGTGGTGCTCACCCTTATTGGATTATAGTAGACGATGGACTAAAAGATAACGTCATATACAGTCAGCTACAACGTCAGAAAAGTATAGATTATTTCCATTCCGTCATAATGAACATGCTCGTTCCTGGCGGGCAGGTAATATGCGTGGGGACGCCGTTCCACGCCAACGATTTGTATGGGGATTTGAAAACTAAGAAGGGTTGGTTTGTTATAGAATACCCTGCAATATTCCCTGACGGTCGTATTCTTTGGCCACAACGTTGGAATTTCCGTGACCTTATGGATAAGAAAAATTCACAGGGTAATATTATTTTCAGTAGGGAAAATCTTTGTCGCCCAATTGTTTCTGACTCATCAATCTTTCCGCTCGATATTCTTAAAAGAAGTCTGGTGCGGATGGAGAATTATACCTTGGTTAGGGATAGGGATGATTTTCCGAAGAAGTTTGGAAAAGTTGTTACGGGAGCTGACTTTGCTATGTCTTCCCAAGTTTCAGCGGATTTCTATTTTTATACAACTTGGGGCGTTGATGAAGATAATAGTATGTGGCTACTTAACGTAGAGTTTGGAAAGGGATTGAAATACGATGAGCAGCTCCAAATTCTACGAAGTATCAACGTAAGGTTTAGACCCGATGTGATGGTATTTGAAAGCAACGTCTTTCAGCAAATATTTACAGATGAAGCCCTAAAAGAAGGTATGCCCGTAGTTCCTCACAATACTGGTGTTGAAAAGAACGATTTATCAAAAGGTTGGGTACAATTAGCTACGATGTTTGAACGTGGAATGTTTCATATTCCAATAGGCGATAAACATTCTCAAGACGTTAAAGATGTTATTTTCGCTCAATTAGGTTCGGTAGCTTTTACGGATAAAGGACTTTGTTCTGTGGGCGACCACGATGACGCTTGTTCATCTACGTGGTTAGCAACGTTAGGTAGAAATATAGCCTCAAACGGCGGTAAATTTATATTCATGTAATTATGGAAAAAGTAAAAATTATCAACAAATCAAACAATCCGTTACCGAGTTACGCAACCGTTTCATCGTCAGGTATGGATTTGAGAGCCAGTTTATCACATTCAATTAATATATACCCTGGCGAAAGGGTGTTGGTACCAACTGGAATATATATTCAGTTGCCCGAAGGATATGAAGCCCAAGTAAGACCACGCAGCGGATTAGCCTTAAAACACGGAATAACAGTACTTAATTCGCCAGGGACGGTCGATGCGGACTACCGTGGGGAGATTAGGGTTTTGCTCGTTAATTTGGGCAATTATATGTTTACAGTTAATGAGGGCGATAGGATAGCCCAAATTGTTTTCGCTAAGTACGAGAAGGGTGAGTTTGTTGAAGTAGACCGTCTGGACGGAACGGAAAGAGCAGACGGAAGTTTTGGACATACGGGAATAAAATGAAGAAATATCGAAGCCGTAAGACCGTAGAAGCGACGCTTGTACCGTTTGCTAAGTTGAAAAATCGGAAGGACTTAAACATGCTGCATCGTAGTAGTCTTACCGAGAAAGACGAAGCATATATGGTTTATTTTCCAAATGGTTTCAAACGTTTAATAGGAAAGAAGGAATTTGAGCGGTGTTATGAGTTATGTAAATAGGGAAATTTTCCGAATATTTCCTCTATTTTCCTAAAATTTCCTTATCGTGGAAGAAAAGTTAGAACAGATAATCGAGCTATTGCGTGAGAACAATTCTATGCTAAAAGAAATATTCCGATATGTAAGAAAAGTAGATACATAGGAATATCGGATGAATTCTGACATAAAGGAATTTTGTATAAACGTGATAGCTAACGTAGTTGCAGAGGAACTACTTGAAGGTTGTGATAAGGATGATTCAGACGATATAGTTAACATTATTAAACAAAACTTTAAGACAAAATGAAAAAGTACATTGGAACAAAACAGATTGAGGCTGAGCCGATGACGTTAGGCGAATTCATCAAAATCTCAGGGCGCAATCCTTACGCAAATAGCGAGGATGTGCACGGTGATAACGAGGAAGGCTACCTCGTAGAGTATGAGAACAACTACAAGAGCTGGTCACCGAAGGATGTATTCGATAAAGCCTATCGAGTAGCCGAAACCGCTGAAGACCGTATGGTGATTGAGATAAACGAGTTGGAGGAGCGTGCTGCTAAGTTATTTTGTTTTATACGAAGTCCTAAGTACGAGAGCTTGGATGAACTTACGAAAGCATACCTTGATGTTCAGTGGGGGTGTATGAATGATTATATAGACCTTTTGGAAAGGCGTTTGGAGAGAATGCAAGGAAAGGAGCAATCAGATGATAAGTCGATGAAGTTCGGAATAGCAATGCAAATGGCCGCCAACGGCATTCCAGTCCGTCGAAAAGGTTGGAATGAAAACTTCGTTTTAATTAAGCAGGTTTTCTCTCACGTAGACCTTATTGACATACCTTCGACGAAAGGCTTGCCAAAGGCTGTTAAGGAATTGCTTATGGGCAAAGGAAGGGGGTTGAATTATGACGTTCAGCTTATTGTTTGCGATACGGAGCGGGGTCGGGTGAACTCTTACGTTCCTACGATGGATGATATATTTACCAACGATTGGAGCGTTGTTCCTTACGAGGGGTATTTGAATAAAAAGCTGTTAAATATATTCCACGGCGGAACAGAGGTTGGCGCTATGGAGGTTCAAGATGACGATACCGCAATGCGTCGTGATTTCTTCAATATAGAGAAAATACGCCAAGACATCAAGAAGGAGGGTATTAAGCCTGAATACAGAGAGGTTAGGGCAATAATGAAAATACACAAGTCAGATTTTTTCAACGATGAGAAACGGTTGAATACATTTTGTCGTTATCTTTGCGAGGAAGATGACGAAAAGGCAGAAGAAATAAAGGGAGAGATAAATGCGATTTATGAAAATAAGGATGATGGAGCTTATGAGTTTATCTTAAAGCACACAGACGATAAACTTAATTTCGCCGTAACCGAAGCTCACGAAGATTATGTAAAGCAGAAAGCCCCATTCAGCCGTCAAGAGCTTACTTTTGCCTTTTTTAGAGTTTTCCCTCCAATACATTGGCCTAATATGTTTAGCATAATAGATTACGTGATAACAGGTGAGCCAAAATGTCTTGCCGAAACTTTTAAAACTAAGAAAGATGAAAAATGAAATATTGAAGATGCCTGCATCGGCTAACCGTGTAGATACGCTTACGGATGCGCTGGTAAACGTTATGAAGTATTCGGATAGTTCTGTGGACTATCCGAATATAGACGGCGCAAAGCCTGACAATGGGGTGATAGCCGAGTGGTTTTACCCGATATATAACGGCACAAACGATTTTTCGGAGCTTACCGCCATACACATGTATACTTCTCAGGAAGCGGAGTTTGACGAGATAGGGGAGCTTATGCTTGGGATTGGACTAACCGAAATGAAGCATTACGCAAAGCTCGCAGACTTTATCCGACAGCTGGGCGGTAAGATAGACCAGCGGTACGATAATAGCGGCGTAGCAATAGGGGAAACACCACGAGAAGCATTGTCGATAGCCTATAATGCCGAGGTTAAGACGATAGACTTCTATCAGAGGCTTACAGAAAAGATACAAAAGGTAAAGCAAACTAAGACAACGGTTATTGCTTTACAGTTAATATCTAAACTGATTGCCGATGAGGAGTTTCACCAAAGGCTATTAAAGCAAGCTATAACAGAGTTTAGTAAGAAAGAACAAGCGTTAAGGGATAAACTTGAGGAGATAGAATGACAAACGAGAGCTTAATCAGCAAGATAGTCCGCAACACAGAGGAAAAGTTTGGCGGTATATGTTATGCCTATCAAGACCACGATAGTGGATATTGGTGGATTGCGGTAGATAATTACGCTTCATACACCAGTCAGGAGTTTAAGCAGTGGAGTAAGAATTGGCATAAGGTAGCCGACCGCCGAGGGGTGAATTTAGTATTTTGCTATTGTAACCCGAATGAGTTGGCGTTGCAGAAACTTGCCGATGAAGACAATCTGATAATGAACGTGTAACTACTAAATGAGATAAGACCTGCCCAAACCCATTACTTTCGGTTTGACATACTTTTTTCTTGGGCAGGGGAGATAGGGGTGTTCGTGAGAATGCCCCTATTTTTACAAAGTTAATAAAAGCGAGGATTTTTATTTTAGAATGGTTATCCAGGCGGAGGGGTTCGTGAGAATACTTCCGCCTTTTTCGTTAAATTTCTAAAAAGTTTTCTCTTGTTTGTTAAGTTTACCATTTTCCCAAAGTTTTATAAATAAAAATTAGCAAACAAATATTGTTATGTTCGTACCGAGTAAATACCAAAAGGCTGTTTATACTTATATCCTCAAAGGCAAGGGCAATGCCGTAGTTGACGCCGTAGCAGGTAGCGGAAAGTCTACCACGATAGTTAATGCGTTGAAGATAATACCGAGTAACAAGTCAATTCTTTTCTTGGCTTTTAATAAGTCGATTGTAGAGGAATTGAAAAAGAAAATCGGCAACCTCCCTAACGTAGAAGTTTCGACACTTCACAGCCTTGGGGCGAGGGCGTTAATGAAAACAGTACGTTGCAAGATAAATTCCGCAAAGTACGCCACACACCTGACCGAGCTTATAGAGGATGAAACGATACAAAGCGAGAATTTCAAAAACCTCAAGTCGATAGATAAGCTGAATTGGAAAAGTAATATATTAAAGTTGCTTGACCTGGCGAGGGTGAACCTTGTTAATACTGATAAGGATATTGAGGAATTATCCTACAAGCACGATATTGACGTTGTAGATAACGAGGTAGAGGTTGTTAAGCGTCTAATGGAGTGGGGACGGAATAACGTTCAGGAAATAGACTTTACGGATATGATATATTTCCCAAACATTATGAACGTGAAGTTATATAAGTATGACTGGGTATTTATAGATGAATGCCAAGACTTGAACGCCGCCCAAAGGGGGTTATTCCTAAAATGTGTGAAATACGGTGGACGTTGGGTGGCCGTCGGCGACCCTAAACAATGTCAACCTGAATATACTAAAATTATGCTCGCAGGAGGTACTGAAAAGAAAATATCAGAGATAAGAGTTGGAGACAGGGTTATTTCTTATGATAAACAAGGCGGAGTGTTTTGTTTTAAGAACGGTGTGCCGAATTTAACGGGGGGAGATACAACAAGAGGATTAGTTCAAGAAATTTGTAAAAGAGAATTTAGGGGAGAATTGATTTGCGTAAATAGCGAAAAATATCATACCGAATACACCCCCAATCATCGTTGTGTTGTTAAGTTTAGAGAGGATAATTATTTTGGAACATATTTTGTATATTTAATGATGCGTAAAAGCCGTTATGGTTTAGATTGGCGGATTGGAAAGACAAGATTATATGAAATGAATGGTGGTTGTTTTGGACCAAGAATAAGACTAAGGAATGAAGAAGGGGATGCTATCTGGTTGTTAAGATTTTGTAAGGACGACCATGAGGCTAAATTATGGGAGGAAATATATTCCACGAGGTATGGTATTACTCAGAAGTGTTTTACTTGCGGGGGTAATAATAACAAGACTTTTGGAAATGAAAAGAATTTGAAAACATTGTTTATTCTTACAAATAAGTATGTGAATAAAAGGATAGATTTATTGTTTAAAGATTTTAAGTTAGATAAAAATCTACCGTTTATGACTTCTGAAGATAAGTCTACGCATTTTTCAAAATTACATATATTTGAATGTTACGCTTGCAATATTCCTTTGATACAAAACACATTGCAGGTAGTTGAGTTTGATAACGGTAAACATCATTGGAGTAATATATCTTGTAATTATAAAGAATATAATGGTTTTGTTTATTCCTTAAAAGTAGGGAAAGAGTTGTATGTAGCTGATAAAATCTTAACACACAATTGTATCTACGGCTTCGCAGGAGCGGACATAAATAGTTTTCAAAGATTATGTCAAGTTCCCCATACCGTTAAATTACCGTTGTCGATTTGTTACCGCTGCGATAAGAATATCATAACGCTATCAAAGACAATCGTACCACAGATACAAGCCCGAACGGATGCTCCCGATGGGGTGATAAATCGGGATGCACGGATGGCGGACGTTAAGGATGGTGATATGATACTTTGTAGGATAACCGCTCCGCTTGTTAAGCTGTGTATGAAATATATATCATCGGGTGTTAAAGCATACGTCAAGGGAAGGGACATTGGTACTTCGCTTTGTACGATGATAGAGCGTACCGAGGAAAAGACGATAGACGGAGCATTGGCGAAAATGCGTAGGGAGCTTGGAAGGACTATCGGCAAGCTCATAGCCCAGCACGTAGTTTCAAACGAAACAGAGGCAAAGGAACACCCAAAATACGTCAACCTCAACGACCGCATCGAGAGTATCGAACAAATAGCACATGGATTAGAGAAGTCTAAGGACGTTATCAAGAAGATAAAAACGATATTCTCTGACGATAACGGAAGTGGTATATGTCTTTCGACCATTCATAAGTCAAAGGGGCTGGAGAACGACCGAGTATTTGTAATATGCGAGGATAAGATGTCGTTGAAGGGTTGTATGAATATTCCATGGATGGCTACCCAGGAGCAAAACCTTATCTATGTTTGCTATACAAGGGCAAAGCATTATTTAGGCTTTATACAAGATTTCGCCTAACGACAAGTATAGGGAATTGTGTAAAAAGATTAGTTATGAAAATCCAAATAAATCAAACATTAGAATTTACAGACGAGGACGCAAAGAAGTTTATCGAGTTAATTCACGATGCGGTAATGTCCTCAGAGTCCGTTGCAGATAAGTTTTCAAAGCCATTATCGGAGCTATTCAAGCGAGCAAAGATAACATCAATAACAGATTTAAGCGACATAACGTTAGATTGTGGAAATGCGCAAGAATAGTTAAATTTTGGCGAAATACCAAAAATTTCTTGTAAAAAGTTTTGTAGTTTGCTAAAAACTTCGTACTTTCGTAGTGGAGTTAGTAAATTACCAACCGTAAAACAAAATCGTAAATTAAAATCGTATGGAAACTAAGATGTCTATTGAAACCGTAATGCGCAAAATCCAAAAGTTAAAGAAACTTTACGATGGCGCAAAGAAAATCAATTCCGAGGGCGAAGCTAACAACGCCGCAGCCCTTATAACAAAACTTCTCGCCGAGTACAACCTCAGCATGGACGAGGTTGAAATGGAGGCACAGAAGTCTAAAAGCGAGATAATCCAGGAGAACATTTCAGGCTACGAGTACAGAAGTATCGGTGGTTATTGGGAGCAACGCCTTACGCACGTTCTTTGTCGGTGGAATTTCTGCCGTTGCTACATGTACGGTTCGTCTTATAAGCGGTTGCTGATTATCGGTAAGAAGGAAAATCTGGAAATGGTGAAGTGGTTGCTTGATATGCTGAAGGAACGCTTTGTAACATTTTCTAAGGATAGATACAAGGAATATAAGAACGGCTTGAGCGAGTGGGAGAAACCGATGAGTAAGGATAAGTTCCAGCGGAGTTACCTTATGGGATGTGCCATAGGACTTGACGCTAAATTGCGGGAAGAGCATGAGCGAGAGAAGCATGAGGAGGTAGAATTATCGGAAAGGATAACCGCTTTGGTAAAGAGGAACGATACCGAGCTGTCGAAGTATGTCGAGGAAAAGTTAGGAAAGGTCGGAACGGTAAAAACACGTGAACGTTTTGATAAAGCTCGTGCTACTGGATTTAAGGATGGACGCAATACTTCTCTCAACAAGCCCATTGCAGGCGGAAGGAGCGAAGTTTCACGTCAAAGGTTAATAGGTTAGTTAGTATATTTAAGGTTTGTTGTTTTCGACGGAACGCTGGCAGGTTAGACCGATACCCGTCAGCGTTCCTTATTAAAAACGATTAAGACTATGAACATAATATTTGACGGTAACTACCTGGTTTGGAAAACATTTTCCGTTTGGAGTTTATACTATCAAGATAAGAAGGCAACGTCAGAGGAGAATGAAGCTAACCTCATAAACGCATTAAAGGATAAAGACAAACAACAAGTTTTTATCCGTAAGTTACTAATAGACGCTTGCGCCGCAATAAATCGTTTTAAGGACGTAAAGACGGTAGTATTTGTAATAGATAGTTCATCGTGGCGTTACCGCTTCTACGATAACTACAAATATGCCCTGACGAAGGTTAGGGAAAGTTATTACAAGTATTTTCTTGCGATGTTAGAGGAGTTTGAAAAATTCTTGCGCAAGAAGGGTTTTATAGTTAGCAGGGTAATGGGAGCGGAGGGTGACGACCTTCTTTACATTTGGAGCATTTACTTCTCTCAGGTTCTCGATGAAGATATGGTAATTGTGACAGGCGACTCCGACATACGACAGATAATCAATCCGAAAGTATCTTTATTTTGTAATAACTCTAAGAATTTAAGATTTTTCTGCATTCCCGAACGTGTGGTTGAGTGGAACGAGTATTTAGATACCGATGTTATGGTTGAGGGTGTCGTTCCGTTTGAGATTACTTTGTATAAGGTGATAATGGGTGATAAGTCGGATAATATACCGAAGCTGAAAAAAGGCTTTGGAGAGGCGGCATTTAAGAAGTTCATCCAGTTCATCACGCCTTATTCCATCGCCGAGGACGTAGACGTTGTTAGTTTGTCCCAATGGATTGCCGATAGGTTCTGTAAATTTGTTAAGGGAGTGAACTACGAGGATATTTTGGGAAAGGTTTTATTCAACCTCAAATTAACTTGGTTAAATTTAGCCGTTTACAATGAATATAATTTTCTGTATGAGAACGGAAAGAGTTTGTTGCAGAATATGCTCGATGACGTAAAGTGCCAGAAAGACAGTTATAATTATAGCAAGCCGTTTACACTTGAAGACATATACGGAGTAATCATAAAATAAAATTCATAAAACTATGTTAGAAGAACTTAGAAGACAACAAGATGAAACTAAGGCACGCATCCTTAAATCCTTTGGGTACGATGACGCCGAAGCTATCCAAAAGTCCGAAGAGGGTGAAAGCCTGAACGACCTTATCCGCAAAGGAGAGGTTGAAGTGGATGACGCGCTGGAAAAAGCCGTCTATGCCGACACCCCTCAGAATAGGAAACTTGGACGAGTAGGTCAGGAATATCATCGTGGGTGGAAGAAGTCTGCTGTCGAGCCTGACAAGGAGGGGAAGTCAGACGGATTGTCTAAAAAGCGTAATTCATATTTTCAGAAGTTGGGTGGTAACTTAGAAAGTGCCAAGAAAACACTTACGGGTAAGAAGATAAAGATTGACGTTGAGCCATTTTTCAGAATAAATCCGCAGGGAAATTTAGCAAAAATCGTTAAACTGAATGGGAAGCCCGTTGAGATAAAGGATGTTGTTGAGCGTGCTAAGGGAAACCGCACATATATAGCAATAAAGACATCGGTTGGAATGTTTCCCGTAAGAAAGTTGAATACAAGCGATTATGATGATGCACTCAAAATAAAATTTGTAGATTAAAAAATAATATAATTATGGATAGTGTAACAGATATATTCAAGGAGTTCCACCGTCGGCGTGCGGAGAATATCGCAAAGGCTTTCGGAGTTGAAATTCAGAAAGCAAAGAACGACAACGAGACAGCGAGCGTAGAGGACGACATCGCAAAGAGTAATGAAGATGTAAATCCCTTTGACGCTGCCGCCGAGAACATTCAGAAGTCGGACATCATGGAAGCAATTTCCTACGATGACAATTTCCGAATTTCTAAGACTGGTAAGGAGATTAAGGAACAGATACAGAACGTCATTCTACCACAAAAGCAAGCCGAGCTTGCCGCTAAAAAGAGTGAGGCGGACGATTTACTTGAAGAGTGCGGTGCGGCACCTACAAATGACGTTTGCCGTTACTGGTGTGATATGATGGATATTGATTGCAGTTATAAGGTTTACAGCTGGGAGGAAACTTGCATGAAATGCAAGGATGGCGGCGAGGTTTATGACTCGTTGTCCTACGAAAATCAGGAGAGTAAGCCGAAGTGCAATTGTCCGCAGACCGTCGAGGAAGCTAAAGCCCGAAAGGAATATAACGACAAGGTGAACATCATCTGCAATATTCTCGTAGATATTAAGGCTTGCGACATATTGATGAAGAACTTGGACGACGGGGCAAGCATAAAACTTACACCCAGACAGATAGTGGCCTTTCATTTCGACTAATTTGCATACATTGTGTGGCGGGCGGTTTTCCTGACGGGAACTGTCCGCCATTCTTTATCAAAGTTCTTTTCGGAAAAGGATTTTTCTATGTTAAGTAAACCAATCAAAGCACATCGGTATTTTCGTCCAGGTGACATTGTTAGGAATAAGGAGGTTTGGGGAAAGAAACTTTTTGTAATACATGGTTTAGGTGGTAATGATTACCTTCCTGAACTTTACGTTCATCCGCTGGGAGAGAAACCTACCGTTGGAAATTCATGTAATTGGGATGCGAGAAGCGCAAAGTTAATTCAATCAACGAAAAGACCGTTAAAGAAACTGAAAACCGAGCTTTTAATCAGGTTACTCAAAAAGGGTAACATCGAAGCTCGAAGGGAATTTATTTTAAGAAACCGCAAAATATAAATCGTTATGTTTGAAAATGCAGCTTGGTATAAAGATTTACCAGATGAGAGTTTGAGCGTCTACGAGCCAAACTTACGCTTGTTCTTTGAAACGATGCACGAGCGTCAGTTGATATGGAAGCGTAGGTTTATAGACCAACAGGAAAGACCGTGGACGGCAAACAAGATTTTCCAAGAGTCAAAGTTCACGAATGTTTACCGTGAGTTAGACCGTAATAGTCAATGGCAAATAAAGAACATATTACTTGACGACGGACTTTCGCTGAAAAACCTTATTTGGAAGCTCATGGTATTCCGTTTCTTCAACAACCCCGAAACGTTTACTTTTGAGCCGAAGGGAAAATCGGTTCAGCCCAGCTTGTTTGGCCCTGAAGTTAAGTCGGGATTAGCTCAAGCTCAAACTACAGAAGAGCTTATAAGCGCAAAGCGTTGGCGTAACGGGATACCCGACTATGATGAATACGACGAGGATGAGTTCGGTAGGTTCATCGCTGGTGTTCGTAGTTCGGGGCAAAACCCCTACACGACGGCTTATCTTATAAACTCTCAAGCAACCCCAGGAATGCCCCGTGACTATTGTTATACGAGAGTGGTAATACCTACGTTGCACAAACGCCTTCCTGAATTGATAAAGACCGTTTTAACGGCTAAGAAGGCGGAGGATATAATAGAGTTCCTGAAAGGGTTGCCGTCGGTTGCGGACTTTATAGCGCACGAGTTCTATCAGGACTTCACCTACATTCCACGATATACCGATAGACGGTTTATGAAGTTTACCCAGAACGATTATACTAATGTTGGCCCTGGTGCTTCTATTGGAATACGCCTTATCTACCCCAGCTTGAAAACGATTAGGGAGCAGAAGCAGGCTATTTATTGGTTACGTGACGAAGCCGACGCTTGGCTCACTAAGATAAGCGAGGAAAAGGGAGAAAAAATGCCTTATTTGAATTGGAATAAAGCATTGCGCAATTATGAGATACAAGACGAGTGTAATATTACACTTCACCAGATAGAAATGTGGTTGTGTGAATTCCAAAAGTATTGGAAGATGCTTATTGGAAAAGGAAAGCAACGTTCAAAATTTGTGCCACGAACTAAATCTTTATAATTATGATTAATGTAGTATTTGTTAATAAGAGCACCCAAAAGGTAACGAGCGTTAAGATGGACTACATAAAAAGTCCGCAGTCTAATTGTACTGTAATGGATATTGAGGGCGATGACCCGAAATTCCGTGAATGTTCGATTTGGAAAGAAGGTAGTACAACGTCAGCCCCTGAAATATCGAAGTTTTGCGCCGATAATGAAGGTACTTTTGATGCTTACGTTTGCGATGGTTATGAACGTAAGTCTGTAGATGAATATTGGGCGGAGTTTGAGAAGCGTGTGGTAAATGTTACTATTTCTTTTTCGGGAGATACACAAACAGCTGAAAAGCCCTTCGTCATCAGTGTAGTATTCAAGAAGGGAACGGTCGAGGTTGAGAAGCATGACTTTACAATAAATTCCGCAAGTGATAATTCTATTAAGTGTGAAGCTCCGCTTGCAACGCTTTATGACACCTTGGAATTTACCACTTCGGGTTACGAAGGAGGGTCGGTAAGTACGGATGATGAGGGCGTGACGGATAATGGCGCTGGCGATATAACTGGAACACTTACCGTTACTATCACTAATTCTCCAGGATAATTAGAAGGTGAAAAATGAAAATCGGTTTATTTAAGGATATTGTTGAAAGTTCGGATATAAATTACTGGCAAGTTCTTATGTCCGAACTTGATTCAAGCCTCAGTCGGATGAAGTATATTGCTTCGTCTGAATTAAAAGACGCTTACGAAATACGACAATTCAATCAATTTTGGAATGACGTTAAGGATGAGGTTGTTGTTGTGAGTATTTCCGATAACGCCGATTTGTATGAGTTGAGTGACGATTTTATCTTAGTTGTTTTGATAGAAAATTTAGACGATAAGATTATAGTATTTGATGTTCAGGACGCTAAGAAGATAGAGAATAAAATAACGAGCTATTGAAACGGGGTAGCTTCGGTGATGTGTCGATTTGGGCGGTAGTCTTTTATAGATTGTCGCCCAAATACAGTTATTAAAAAGGGTATAAATAATGAAAATCGTATATGAATTACGCTAAACAGTTACAAACATTAGATTACGCTCAAAAGAAGATGCAGATTAAATACATGAGCATAATCGAAAAGGCGGCAAAGTCCGATAATCCAGAGGATATAATTGCTGCTTCGCAAGCTGTTTCTAAGATTGAAAAGAATAATAATACTTCGGCTCCAAAGGCGTATCTTATAGACCCATTAGACTTTCATGCCAATATAGGTTATAAGGATAAGCCATTCTCGTTAACATATACTACGTTACGACGCATGGCGTCAGCCCCTATTATCAACGCTATAATCAAGACGAGAAAAAATCAGATAGCTGATTTCGCCGAGCCGCAAGCCGATAGGTATTCCACGGGGTTTGTAATTAGAAAGAAGCCCAATTTAGGTGGGGAGACGAAGATGTCCGAGAGGGATAAGAAAACAGCTAACGCAATAACCGATTTCGTATTGAATTGCGGAGGTAAGAGTTCTTGGACGAATGATGATTTTGATACGTTTATAAGAAAGATAGTTGACGATAGCCTGACCTATGACCAGATGACTTTCGAGTGCATCAGGAATAGGCGAGGACAATTGGAGCGTTTTATTGCAACGGATGCTGCTACGTTCCGTTTGGCGGATAGCGCATTTCACGATGATTACGAAAATCAATACTTCAAGGATAGGGGGTCAATGGTTTGGTACAATCGTGATTTGCATATTGACGCCAAACCGATAAACGGATATTATCCACAATACGTTCAAGTATATCAAAATGCCGTTGTAAACGAGTTTTACCCCTGGGAGTTGTGTTTCGCTGTTCGTAACCCGTCTACGTCAATTTATACTAATGGATATGGTTGTTCGGAGCTTGAAGACCTTATTTCGATAGTTACGAGTATGTTGTATAGCGATGAATACAACCGTAGGTTCTTTTCTCAGGGTTCAGCCCCCAAAGGACTATTGAGGGTTAAGGGTGGAATGAATAAACAAGCCCTTCAGCAATTCCGTCAGCAATGGCAAGCGATGATTAGTGGAGTTATGCAATCATGGAAAACCCCAGTTGTTGAAGCTGATGTAGATTGGATAGACCTTCAAAAGTCTAATAGGGACATGGAGTACAACTCCTGGATTGAATACCTGATAAAACTTACATGCGCTATTTATTCGATTGACCCATCGGAAATAGGATGGGATATAAGTCGTAGTGGAGGCAATTCGGGATTATTTGAGGCATCTCAAGCAGACCGTCTACAGCATTCAAAGGATAAGGGGTTATATCCTATCCTCAAGTTCATTCAGCGTAAGATAAACAAATATATCATCGAGCCGTTAAATCCTGAATATGAGTTTGTATTTATGGGATTGAACGGCATGACGATAGACCAGGAGCTGGAAATGGACATAAAGAAACTTGGTTCTTTCCAAACTGTAAACGAAATACGTCAAAAATGGGATTTGCCTGAAATTGAGGAGGATGAAGGTGACCTCATCGAAAATTCCATATATTTCCAAGCCTATAATCAGAGAAAGCAGCAGGAAATGGCTCAAGAGCAACAGCAGCAGATGGGCGGTGGCTTCGGAGGCTTTGGTGAAGAAGGCGGCGAGGAAGAAGGAAACGAAGGAGGTGAAGAGGAGGAAAACCCCTTTGACTACTTTGGCGGCGAGGAAGAGGAAAATGAGAAAGAAAACGAAGAGGAGAATGAAAGCGAGGAAGAGGAAAAGGCAGAGGACAATCTATTTGTAAAAGCCTTCAACGAGTTCCTGCAAAAAGAAGAAAACGAATTAAACAAATAAGAGATTATGTCGAGTACGAAGAATGTCGGACAGGTTGTTGGATTATACATCGGAACGTCCGCACCTACAAATACGAAGCTAATTTGGTTTGATACGACTACAAATCAACAATGCCATAAGGTTTACGACCCTGTGACAAGGACTTGGAAAGCACTCAACCCAGAGATAGTTTCAAACACCACTTATTCAGAGCTGGTAAGTAACGCTCAAAGGAATGGGTTGAGTGTCGGTAAGTTCTATCAGATTACCGATAAGTCAAACACCCTTGCGATAGCGATTACGACTACTAAGGTTCAGTATTCGGATAGCTTGGGAAACTTCTTGATAGACGATTTAGGTTCAAACATTCAATATCATGTCAGTAGCGGAAACCTATTGATTGACGACCTGAATGGTGTCTTTAATACCGATACCAATAAACTCGTCTTTCAATTTTCGGAACAAACCCCTAACGTAGATACGGACTATGTTTTTGGAAAATCACGTATAGGTAATGCTTGGCGTTTGGCTAAATATAAATTATCTTCATTTCTTTCGAGCGCAGCAGGTAACTCCCTGACGTGGAACGGGGGATTGTTCTTCAACTTTACGGAGGCGTTAAGGGCGTTGATAAATAAGGTAGGAGGTGTAGTAGGCTATGACTCATATATAAACGACTTTAAAACACTCACAAATAATATAAACAACGTAGCAAAGGAAAATCAAACCATTATTAGTAACGCCGCCCAGGACACTACCAATAAGACAACCGATGAGGCTATTTTCAACAAGCGTTTGCCTCAGACGTTAGATGTTGGTACGGCTGCGGGTGATGTTCTCGTGAATGATACTTTGCTTACAATCGTATCAAAGTTTCAGCGTTGGATAAACCAGTTCAAGTACGCTACTGGTATTCGTTTATCAAATTCTTTCCGTGACGCCTCTCAACAAGAATACGTCAATAATAACGATACGGTTGAAACAGCGTTCGGTAAGGTTCAGTACATGCTTAAACACCCTACTACGGTAGGAAAATTACCCGAAGATTGGACTACCAATGCACCCCGTGGCGATGGGCAGCCTACAAACGGTACTTACGATGCTTTTGAGCAGGACGGTTATCCAGTTGCGGGTGATACGATTTTCTATGCCTTTGCTAAGATAGTAGCATTCATACAAAAAGTAGGTACTTACGGGGAATTGTCGGAAAGTTGGAAAGAAGCGGATTATACTGGTACAGTCGCCAATATAGCAGCTGGGGATAGCCTTGATACGGCTTTTGCGAAGGCTGCGGCTAAGTTACGGCAGTTGGGAATTATCACCAATGGTAGGCTAACATCACGAGTATCAAATGTAAACGGTCAAACTACCGATTTCAATATCCAGAGTGGTACTTTGAGATTTAATGGGGCGACAAGTTATTCGCAACTTTCTGCTTCTGGTTTAAATATTGATTTAGGAGATAGTCAAGGTGGTTCTACGGTATTGTCGTTAGGTGTGAATTCTTTTAATTATTATAGCAGCAATAATCACGGCGGCTTACACAACGGGGTTTACTCTTCGGTTTATTTCGAGAGTAGGGGTAATTCTTTGATGGAAATGGCTGCGCTTCAAGCCTACGCTACACAAAATAATGCTAATACGTATGATGCGTTTTTTAACCGTCTGAAAGTTGGTATTTTAACGTATGGTGCAGTATTCGTGTCATCGGTGTCGTATAGTATTACCACACAATCATTAGTAGTATATAACGCAGCACAGAATGGCGATATTTACTTGCCGGCAAATCCAGCAAGCGGGCGTTTTGTTATGATTGCTATTTCGAGTTCTAATAGCACCATCAATGTACATGCGCAGGGCGGTGCTGAAATAGATACGATAAACGAGTCAGCCGAAAGCGTTACTATAAATGAACGTGGTTCGGTGTTTGCATTTTTCTATATTTCAGGAATTTATTACGGTAGTGCGGGTTCAGTAACAGGACTTTGGCAATACGCTAAGTGGTCAAGAACAAACCGATAAAAGAGTAAGATATGAAAGCAAAGTTGACAAACGAAGGAATAAGCATTATCGACTACGATGCGGAGTGCTTACGAATAAATAATGAGTATGAATACGAGCTGACGGTTAATTCCGTTCCTGACAGTATCATCGATGTAATCCTCCAAAAATCGGACGATGAACGCACGGTTGAGGATTTACAGAAGATAGTCATTCGTAAGAATATCGAGGATAAGAAAACCGAGCGACTGAAAGTCTTTGATGGATATAAGGACTTGGTTATAGAAAAATACAGCGGAACGGTTGGTGAGTATGAAATACTTGAACCCGTATTTGAGGACACTGGAGATACGATTAAACAAACATACAAGCCAGTGTTCAGCAAACAATCTGTTAACGAGAAAATATATGAGCTCAAAAAGCAACTTCTTAATTCGGATTACAAGGTGATAAAGTATTACGAGGCAAAGATTACATTGTCGGAAACACCTTATAGTACGGATGAGATAAACGCCGTCATCACCGAGCGTCAAAGTATTCGTGATAAGATAAATGAACTTCAAGAAATGTTAAACAAATAACGCTATGTGTCAGATTGTATATTTAACCTCCAGATGTTTCGATAGACCGTCACGGGAGTTCAAGGCAGCATTAGCAGCAGAACTCAAACGCCGTAAGGTAGAGGTTATTTGTGATACAACGTGTTTTTTGAAACGGAGGTTTAGAAGGCATAAAACTTACGGTATTGCTATTGCTATCGACTTTTTTAGGGACGGCGGTAGCGGCTGTGGATTGACCCTTAACCGTAGGTGCTCATACTTGAGCCGTGATTTTGCGTACAATATATCTAATGTCGTCGATATATTACTTCCTCAGTTGAAATGGCGTGATTTTAGGTTTGTCGATAGTAATGATAAAAATTGGCGGAAGTTTTTTGATAAGGTAAGTTCAACAACAAAGGCAATATTTTATCTATGCACATATAACAACGAGTTAGACTATGATGCGTTTTCATCTGTAGCGGATAAGATAGTTAAAGCCTTTTCTGATGAAATAGTTAGGTGTTTACGTTCTAATTACGATTATGGTAATTATCAGAAACGTGTAAAGTTAGCAAGATTAAAAATAAAGACAACATGAGTTGGTTTGCAGAAAATTCCGTTGAGATTATATCGTTACTATTCGGGACTGGCGGTGTAGGTTTTGCTATCGTAAGCCGTATATTAGACAGACGGAAGTACGAGCAGGAAGTCCGCCGTGCCTCTGCGTCTGCTGATATAAAAAGCGATGAGTTCTGGAAAAACAGGTACGACGTTCTCAGCGAGGAAATGAGAAACAAGGACACGTGGTGGAAAGAACGTTACGACAATCTTTATGAAGAGTTTAATGACGAACGAAAGTTAAGCAACGAAATAATACAGAACTTCCGTAGCGAGATAAATGAGATAAGGGAGGACTACGAGAGGCAGAAAGCTATTGATAAGCAAAAATACAACGAGCTTATGCAACGGTACGTTCAGTATCAGGAAGAGGTAGAGCGAAAGAATAATGAACAAATAAAGCGTATTGACCAACTTGAAAAACTTGTTGCTGAATACGAGAAGAAATTGAAGAGCAAATGAGTAAGACGAAGCAAATACTCGTAGCCATCGGTATTTTAACCGTAGGGCTGCTTTTAGGTTTTCTGTTAGGAAGATTATTCATTAAGACAGAAAAGGTTGTAGAAACGAAGGAAATGGTAAAATATGTACCTTCTCCTTACGTGGTTAGAGATACGGTAGAAAACGTCGTACCTTATGAAACGCTTATAAGAGATACTATGATAAAATACCTTACCGCCGAGGTAGACACTTCCGCCATCGTTAGGGATTACTATCTAAGTAGAAAATACAACTTGGATTTCTCTAACGACACTATTGGTACTTTTGTTGTCGATGCCGAAGTAAATCAAAACAAGTTAGTCCATGCAACGTCATTCATTCAGCCTATCTTTAAGACCGTCTATAAGACCGAGACCGTAACGGAGTATAAAGTTCCAGAGTTACAATTTTATGGTATGATTGGTACGGCTGTAAACCTGAAGACTAACAAACTGTCGTTAGGTTTAGACCTCAAACAGCGATACCTCATTGGTGTTTCGGGAATACGCTATGACGACAATTACACATACACAATAGATTTTGGAGTGAAATTCTAAAAAATATATGCTATGGATTTGATAAGTTCTATTAAGATAAATTCCGTAGGTGAAGCCGAGGAGATACTGAAAGCTGCGGGTACGGAAGGTGATTTATTCGAGAAAGCCCATAAAGTCGGTGACCGCCACCCGAATGGGCGTTGGATATGGACGGAATACAAACCTGGCAAATTTGATTGGAGAGGTGTTAAAAGCGGAGCTAAGGGTGGTGGCGTAGCACCTTCAGCCGCAAACAAGCCTTCTACTTCAGGTAAAACGTGGGATAAACTTGACGCCTTTAACAAGAAGGGTTCAGATGAAAATAAATTGTGGAATGAATGGTATAAGTATCAAACCACAGGTGACCCTAATCGAATTTCTAATTTTAGGAACATACTTGAAAATAAATTCCCTAATGTAGCAAGTTGGTCACAAACTTCTCCCAATACTGGTAAGGCAATAGTAACAGCAAAGGATAAGGATGGAAATGCTATTGCTAAGATAGACCTTTCAGGCGATACGGTAGACCTTCCGAAGTTGCAGGAATTTATGGATAAATGCTATGAGGGTAAGGCTACGCAATCTACCAAAGTAACCGTCACTTCTCTATCGAGCATAAAAGAGAAAGCATTGAAAGTTCCTGGCGTTACCGTCTTTGAGGAAGTTACTTCAACCAATGGTGAAAAGGGTATAAAGGTAGGTACAAAGACATCGCATACGACGTATTGGTACGATGATTTCAAGGGCGAGAACGGAGCATTAGAACTTCAAATGGACGCTAAAACGCTTTCCCGTCTGGAACGGAAGCATGATGAGAATGTCCGTCTTTCCAAAGTAAAGAGTACCAATGATTTTTGGGAGTACCTTAAATCAATCGGTGAGGCAGACCCTAAGCGTGGTACAGCTGGTTATGATATAAAGGGTTATATCAAGCAAGCAAAGCAAGATTTAGTAAACGAAAAATACTTACGGGATGTAACCATCCCCGTTGTTCAATTTATAGTGAAAGAAAATTCTAAGGCATCGAAACCTAAAAATCAAAAGGAAGCGGCAATAGCAGACCTTACAAAAGATTTCGACTACCGTTCTTCAAACCTCAAAATATCCGATTACATCACAGGTACACGCCGTAAGTCAGGACTTTGGGTAACGGTTGATACTGCTAAGATGAGCACCAACGAGAAGAAGGAGTTTGAGAGAATAAGAGGTCAGCTGGACGGTGGTAAGTACCGTTTCGAGCCTAATGGAGTTTACGAATATTGGATACAAAAGAAAGTTTAACATGGCACATAAGCATACAAAGGATAGTCATTTCCTACCATCGCCCTTCAAGGTCGTAACGTCTTACGAAAATGCTTTTATAAAGCGTTGGAATGATGAGCAAGCCGCAGCCGTAGCAGATGTATTAAAGTATGTTGCAAAGGCTGTGGCTACTGCTATAAAAGAGGAAACTAAGAAGGCGCAGGAGGATGAGCTTGAAAAAGCCCACAAAGTCGGTGACCGCCACCCGAATGGGCGTTGGGTCTGGACGGAATACAAGCCAGGAAAGTTTGACTGGCGTACAATTCCTAAACGTAAGCAATCATCTAAGAAAACAACTAACGTTTGGGATAAAGTCGATGATATTGAAAAATGCAAAACTGTAGATGAGTGCTTAAAATATCTTTACGATAACGACGTTCTCACCGTCCGTTCATCTTTCAAGGGTATGTCGGTCGATACCGCTAAAAGGGTTAGTAACGTACTTTACAACGTACACAAGAAGTTTGGTATGGAAACAATTTCAGTTACAACCATGCCCAGTTTAAAAGGAGCAACCGCCGACGCCGCAGCTGGTAATCACGTGCGACTAAATCTCAAGATGTTTTCCGATTTTAGTGATGATAAATATATCCGTAGTTCACAAGAACATTACCAAACAGCTATGCAAGAAAACCTATATCGGTTACAAACTATTGAAAAAGACTTAAAGGCAAAAGGAAAATACGATGTTACGAAAGGTAAGCAGTTAACAAAGAAAATAGAACTTCTCAAAGCTAAGATAGCGAGATACCCACGATGGACTACGGGAGAGAAGGGAACGGCTTGTGAGGATGTAGTAATACATGAGCTTGGACATATCCTTAACGCCCAGTGTTCGGGAGGTTGTATGGTAATGCCACTTTGGGAACGTAGTAAACTTCGCCCAAAGGATTATATTGAAAAGTGTAAGGAGCTTAATCAGGAGAGTTATAACATATATCAAAGATACCTCAAAGAGAAAACTGTAATATCGGAGTACGCTACAACGAAGCGAGCGGAGTTCTTTGCGGAAGCCTTTGTCGCTTATGTTCATGACTCTCCAGAGTTACCTACTTATGTTAAGGATTTCTATGATAAGTATTTCAAGGAAACTAAGCCAAAGAATTTATTATGACAAAAGAAGAAATACAGAAAACAAGACAGCCTAAGCTGCTTCACAAATGCCAAAGTTGTAAAAACTATATATCTGATAGACAATGTATAGCGTTTTGGGGCGAGATACCCAATGATATTTGGGAAAACAAGGTGGAGCATGATAAAGTTCGGGATGGTCAGATGACAGACGTTGTTTTTGAAGGAAAACCTATAATGTAACTAATTATGATATTCACTATTGCTCAAATAAACGATATAATCAGCATATTGCGACGCCACCAACTGGTTTTCATTGCCGAACAGTTGGGGTTGAACTATCTTTCCCAAGCCGATAAGGATTTGCTTTTGGCTGCTGGCGTAGACCTCGCAAAATACACTAATAGTCAGGGAATAATCGAACATGCTTTCTTGTTCGGTTTACTTTCGGAAGCCCTTGGGGATGAGAGGTCAAAGGATATGACCTATGACCAATTTAAGAAGTTCCTAAAGTCGGGCAATTTCATACCCCTGACGGAAGATGAAGAATTTGCCTTAGAGCAGTTAAAAAACCGAGCCTATACGGATTTAACCAGTCTGGGCAATCGCATCGCTACGGGCACGAGCAATGTTATTATAAGAGCTAATCAACAGCAACAGAACGAGCTTCAGGCGATAGTTAAAAAGAAAGCTATCAATGCGGTAAAACAACGCCAAAGCGCAACTAAGTTAGCGAGCGAGTTAGGTCATGCGACGGAGGATTGGGAACGTGACTGGTTGCGTATAGCCGCATACATAATGCACGAGGCGTATAATTACGGAAGAGCTAAATCTGCATTCAGAAAATACGGAGAGGATGCGGAAGTTTGGTTTACAGTTCTTGATAATGCTTGCGAGAGTTGCCGAAAGTTATATCTCAAAGACCCTGACGACCCTGATAGCGAGCCAATAGTATTCAAATTAAAGGATGTTATTGCTAACGGGAATAACATAGGGCGAAAAGTAGCTGATTGGAAACCTACTATTGCCCCAATACACCCCTATTGCTTTAATTCTCCAGCAACTAAGATTTATACATCTAAGGGTTGGAAAAATATATCGGAGATAAATATTGGCGACTTAGTTCTAACGCATAAAGGACGGTTCAGAAAAGTTACTAATGCAATAACGCATCCATATTCAGGGGAAGATGTATATCATTTGTATTATAAATTCCCTGGAAAATTTAAGAGTAAATGTCGAAAGGTTAAGTATATAACAGGCAATCATCCCATATTGACAAAAGATGGCTGGAAAAGGGTTAATGAATTAAAGATAAAAGACACTATCTACATACCGAGCTTAAAATGCAAGGAATGTGGTAGATTTATACCATTAGGATTGAATAATGTAAGTTTGTATAAAAAACAATTATGCTTTGATTGTGTTAATAGAATGAGTTCAATAGAACAACGGAAAGATGACTCTTTCCGTTCTATTGTTCATAATGCGGTAGTAGCCGAAATGAAAGAAAGGTATAAGAATATGTCTTTAGAAGAGAGAAAAGCTGCTACTCAAAAAGCTCGTAAGAGAATAAAAGAATTTTTCGGCTTTGATACCTTTAGATTTTCAGAGGAGGATATTGTAGAACATGGCGGCGAAATTTTTGAAGAGCTAAGGCGCATATTCAATAATCACTCTGGAAATTATGGTTTGATTGGTGTAAGGTTACATGCCATAAAACGAATTGAAAAGAAAAGAGGGTGTAATTTGTTATACAATATTTCAGTAGAAGAAGATGAAAGTTATATAGCAGACGGAATAGTTGTTCATAATTGCCGTTGTATATTAAATGTGAAAGACCCGAATACTGAGTGGGATAGCTCAACTAAGGCATTTACAAAGGTCAAGAAGTACCAACCTAAGAATAAGAAACTTCAGGGCATCAAACTTAACATCAAGGTAAGTAAGGGATAAGCCCTACAAAGTTAATCCAAATGTAAATCAAAATAGATATAAATCATTATGACAAAAATCGTACAACAACCGCCGTTTACGGTATTGGTTGAACCCACCGAGGGTTGTAATTTAGGGTGTAGTTTTTGCGGATTGAGAGGAATGCGAGCTAAGGGAACGAAGCCGTGGAAATTCATGGAGCTAAAGACCGCCCAGCGTATAGCCAGCGAGATAGCTAAGGCAGGATGGCATAGCAAGATAGTCTTTGCCCAGCACGGAGAGCCTACCCTCAATCCTGATTTCCTGGAGATTGTTCGGACGTTCAGGCAGGCTTTGCCTAATAGTATTTTCCATATCTTTACAAACGGTTACGCTATCAACCGAGCAAAGAGTTCGGAAAAGTACATTGATGAACTTTTCGACGCAGGAATGAACAATATAATTGTAGATTGTTATACGGAAAACGGCGATTGGCATTTCATTGATAAACTTCCAGAGAATAAGTACAACATGGCGTTTTATTCGACGGGAGTACCGCTTTATATCAACAATAAGAAAAACCGAATTTTGGTAATGCCGCCGATATTCACCGACCATCATATCACCCGTCGGCTCGCTAATCATTGTGGAGCTGCCGCACCGCTTGATTCATCTTACAACGATAAGCGTTGTGCGATGCCCTTCCGTGAGCTTGCTTTTCGGTACGATGGAAACGTATCGTTGTGTTGCGATGATTTCCGTGGTGAATATCCGATTGCTAATATATTCGATATGGATATTGTTAGCCTTTGGAACCACGAGCGTTTTCAGGCGGCACGAATAATGTTGTATAATCATAATCGTAACTTCAGACCATGTGATGGTTGCACAAATATCAGTATGAGGGTTGGCTTCTTGCCCGATAGTTCGGGAAAGGAAACCTTGCCTGCTATAACAAAGAAGGTAGAGGAACTGGCGAAAAGTGTACATGAGCATGGGCCATTGTCGGATATTATCGTAAAAAGAAAATGGGAAAAATAAAGAAATATCTTATAATTTCTCCTCATTCGGACGATGCACTTCTTTGCTGTTCACACACGTTCTTTTATCCAGACCGATACCGTGTACATGTACTAACGGTAGAGAATGACGAAAAGAGAGTTAAGGAAGATGAAAAATTATACGATTTTCTTCAAATTCCTTACTCTCACTTGGATGTCGAGTTCCGTGATGAGAGTTACTACGGATATAAGGAACAGTACAAAGATTTAACAGTCGAGAGTGCTTATAAATATCTGCGTGAGTATTTCGGTACGGCGAAGCTAAATGAGATTGAGGAAGCGATTGTAAATTGGGTTAGTTCGTTCTTAAAGCATCATGATGGATATACGGTACTGGCTCCGTGGGGTGTAGGACATCCATTTCATCTATTTGTACGTGAAACAATCCAAAAGACAGTTAGCGTTGCGGAGTATTACCGTGACTTCTTTCATTCATTTAAGAAACGAGCTAAACCGCAGTTAGAACGTCAACTGGAAGAATACAAGTTAGCAGAGTTATTTCCAGTAGAGGAATTTAAGGACGTAAAGTGGGAACTTGCTAAGAAGTTCTACCGTAGTCAGTCAGGATTTTTCTTTTTCGAGAAAGGGTACCTTGAGAAAGACCTTGCCGAAGAGGTTTATGTCCGAAAAGATGATGAGTTACCGTTTTAGCCTATGAAAGTTTTAATTAGTTCTTTTAAGATAGCCAAACAAGGAGGTATTGTAGAATATACTGCTTCAATGTTAAAGGCTTTTCGAGATTTAGGTTGCGAGGTAGACGTTGCGGAGTTAAATCCAGCGTCTATTTCGCAATCTGCGTATGATAAAAAAGTAGCGGAGTTTGAGAGTGGAGAACATCAACGTAAGATAAAATTTCATTCCCAGGCTGGAGGTTACGAGAAAGACGAGGTGACGGGGTATTGGCGTAATAATTATTATGGATATTTCCTGCCGCCGAGCAATAGAATAGGAGTGTACGAGAAGGATGCAGTAGAGCGTTGGCGTAAGTTAGTTGATGATGTGGATATTATTCTCTGGAATTTTATGCCAACAAAGAGTTCGGACTGGTACCGAAAGGATAAGAAGTTTGACTTTTGGTGGAAGTTCTACGATTTACCGTCGAGAATACGTCAATGCTTTTTGGCGCACGACGCTTACTTCAACGTCAGGGCAAGTAACATTTCGGCTCTCAAAGATAAGATACTGTTTCTTGGATGCGCTCACCTTGCCGCTTATCAGTGTTGTTCGGAAATAGGAATACCACGTACTTTATTACTCAATCCGAGGTATATATCAGACGGAACGAAGATGCCTATTAAGGCTATGCCGAAAAGAACAGATGACTTCTTTGCTGCACATATGTTTAAGTCTATGAAGCATATAGAAGAGTTGATTGCCGCTATTCCATATATCCAAAAGGGGAGTGAAAGGAGGTATTCCGTTAAGGTTGCTGGTACTGGAATAGAGTATAACTATATGACCTCCCCTACGAAAACAAAGAGTTCGTACATGTGCACGTTGAAACGTGACCCTAATCTTCCAAAGAAGTTAGACGGTAAGATTTCGCTATGGAATAGAGCCGTAAAGTTTGGCATGGAATATATGGGGCAGATGTCGGGTGGTGATGTTATTAAGACGTTACGGAATACGAAGTTTGCGATAGACCCCAGTTGGAGTGAGCATTATGCGCATTATTGCAACACCCACATAAACGGCTTTATAATAGAAGCGATGATGAACGGAGCGTATCCAGTATTGCGTGATTATAGAGGACTTGCGAAGGATGGTGGTGAAGATATTTACGACCCTCTATTCGAGAACGTCAGAGCAATCATCGTTCCATGGAACGCAACGCCGAAGCAATTTGCCGATAAGTTAAAGGAGGCTATGAAGATGTCGCCAGCTAAGTTCCTAAAGGATACAAAGGCTAATTTCGACTTGGTGTGCGAGTTATTTAATGCTAAGAAAAACGCCGAGGAGATAATACGTCTTTGTTGTGGGGGTAGAAAATTAGTAAGGAAAGAGCTTGAGATTGGCGTTGATTCAGATAACGTCAAACGCATTACGGAAGATATTATGGAAAACTTCTATGGTATTGAATTGCCGATAGAGTGGGAAACATGATACGACAGTTATTATTTATTTGTATAATAGTAAAAATCTTATAATCATGGCAATAAAAGACATAATAGAGAAAGCCCGCAAAGTCGGTGACCGCCACCCGAATGGTAAGTGGGTCTGGACGGAATACAAGCCAGGAAAGTTTGACTGGCGTCCAGCGAAGGGAAAGAAGTCGGGAGCTGCCGCTGGAGGTGACGGTAATGCACCTCAATCGACGGCTACAACGCAACCCGCAGCTCAAGGCAATCAGGGCGGAACGGCGAAGCCCTCAGCTGCGGCTAAACCTACGCCAAAGCCCAAGGCTGGAGGTAAGACGGATTTTTCCAATATGACCCCCGATGAGTTGGTAGACTACGCTAATTCAGCAAAGACCTCATCGCTCGAAGCCGTTGTAAACAATAAGAGCATTGACAGTGACGTTCGTCAGATAGCGTTCAATGTATTGAAGAAGCGTGACGATTACGACAAAACAAAGGTCGATAGTTCCGACCTTCAGGGTGGACATGTCGCAAAGCCTACGCCAAAGATACAATATCAGGACAAGAAGCCCGAAGTTGAAATCAACGTACCCGAAGAGTGGATTGTACGTGTTCCAGGAAAGAATGGTGTTTTGGAAAATAAGAAAGCAACCGCCGCCAGCCTCCGTAAACTCTATGCTACGAAGTCGGACGATGACCTTCTGAAAATCCTTAACAATCCGAATGGACGTTGGCAAAACCGTCAACTGGCTTACGATGAAGCTGCTGCCCGTGGAATACCCGAAGACAAAATAGACGTATCAGGAAAGCTCCAAAAGGAGTGGGATGCGCAGAAGCGTAGACACGATTACGAGGAGTCAATGAAAGCTGGCTTTAACGAAGAGGAAGCGGATGCTGTTGACGTAGACTTGAAGGGATTTCCTGCCGAGGAGTTCATGCAGCCGTTCTTGGAGAGCGGAGATACTGGTTGGATGAATAAGGATGACCCACGTGTCCGTAAGGCGTTCAATGATTTCAAGACACTTACCAGCCGTCAGCAATATGACGCATTGAGAACGCTTTACGAGCCTACAATGCCAGGCTATCTTAACCCCGATAATAAGATAGGTCAGTTGAACGAGCAATACGACAACTTCATAAAATACAATACTACGCCGTTGTTTGTATCTGCGGGTGGTGCAGGTGCAGGTAAGACCTATGGCTGGGAACAAGTCGCCGATGATAACAATCTTAAACCGCTTGAAAGTGACGATAAGGTTGATGACCAGGATTGGGGTTACGTTATGTGTTCTGACCCTGATGATGAAAAGGATTTCCGTAGTATGCTCGCAAAGTATAACGGTACATATATAGACGACAACGGAGAGGAACACCCTCATGTGCTTGTATTCGATGATGCCGATAAAATCCTTACTTCGAGGGCTGGAGCGATGAAGGCTTTGATGAAAAAGATTACGGATAATAATCCCAAAAACCGTATATTCATGAACCCTGAAACAGGTGAGAACGAAGTCTTCAAGGGAGCCATCTTGATTATGACGAATAAGGACGTTTCGGCAATCAGTAATGCTTCTGAGGATGCAAAAGCAATTCTTTCACGTGGACTTGTAAACGATATACAATTCACAAGAAGGGAGAATATGGACTTGATTGATAAGCGTTACAAGACGATGAAACTTGGTAACTATCAGAGAGCCTTTGAAAAGCAGTTCCCTGATAAGAAAGACCAACAAAAGGTTCGTCAAACGGTACGCGACTGGATGGATGAAAATCTTAACGATGCCGACCCAGGAAAATTTACTCCACGTACTTTCATTCAGGTTATGTCGCTTGCTGGGCCAATTATAGCTCAAGGTGGAAATGCAAAACCAAAGATGGTAGGTGGTTCGGTTCAGGTAGGTACGAATGTTCCATGGCAAACCCAAGCATTGAAACTTATAAAAGCCGACACTGATATGGATATAGAAAAAGCCGATGAGAATGAGTTTACCGAGGAAGCAATGGTTGAAGCTAAAGAGAAACTTCTCAGGAACAAAAAGGAGGCTAAAAAGAAAGATAAGAAACGCTACAATGCTTTGTATGGTAAGAAGGCTATCGACTTGTATCTTTACGGTGAGGATGGCGTTGCCGATGATGAAGAGTACGACGATGACGAGGAGGAAGATGACAATGAAGCAAAGAAAGCGTTTGATATTGATTTCGGTATGAGTTTGGATGAAGCTGAAAATTTGCTGTTAAACTAAGCGTATGGATAAATTAAGAAAAGCATTAGATACAATTGCCCTGGGATATTCTCAAGGCAATTGTTCTATCGACAAGTTGATTAAGGCTTGCAATAATTATAAGATTAAGAACGGCTTGGTAGACGATTTTGATTATGAAATGAAAGTCGCCAAGTCTTGTATAGATAGTATCAACGGAGTAGAGCAAGATACGGAAATAGCAAAAGCAATCGTTCCTGGTCAGACGAAGGTTGTAGACGGAGTTATGTACGTTTATAGTAAAACAAAGTCTGGAAGTAAGACAGATTATGATTGGCACGTTGTCCGTCGAGGTGCTAAGACTAATAAGACCGTAGGACGTGGCGGAAGGCTGGACGAAAGTAAGATAAAGGCTAAACAGAAATATATCAACGACTTATTCCCCAATGATTTATCTGCCCTGAAAGTAATAAAGACGTTAGGCGGTAGTACGGGAGCGCAATTGATGGAGGATGCCGATGGTAATCAGTACGTCATGAAGCGAGGTAAGAATACAAATTCTGACCATGTAAAATCGGAATACCTATCTAATCAGTTGTACGGAATTTTAGGATTAAAAACTCCTGATTACGAACTCTATGATGATAATGGCGAAGCGGTATTGTTAAGCCGTTACATTCAGGGTACTCATGTTCCAAAGTCCGCTGATTGGGATAAGATGTCGAAAGGGTTTGCGGTCGATGTAATGCTTGCAAACTGGGATGTCTATCAGAACGACAACTGTTTGGTTAAGAACGCTAATGGGGAAGTCTACCGAGTAGATAATGGTGGTTGCTTGGATTATAGGGCGCAAGGCAATAAAAAGACCTTTGATGGAAACGTTCTTGATACGTGGAAGTCAATGATGCACTATAATTCAGGTATTGCTAATTTGCTTGATTATGATGACCAACTTGCTCAGGTAGAGGCGTTACAAAAGAAACGTGATGATGTAATAACGTATCTTACCGAGAGTGGGGAGGATGAATTAGCAAAAGTTTTCGCAGCACGTTTCGATGGACTGAAGGATGTCGTAGACTACATCAACAAAGAAAAAGCAGCGAGTTTAACAGTAGCCCAAAAACGCCTAAGTCGAGCTAAACCCAGGACGTTGAAAACAGCGGACGAAATGTATGCGGAGTTTGACGATAAGCAAATAGCCGATATACTTGACGAGGTAGGTCAGGAGTCACACCACAAACCCGATAGTTATGCTACGATGGTTACACAAAAGAAGGACACCGAGGGTTGGTTACTTCTAAGCCGTATTTGTCAGGCGAGAGGTTTTGATGCTCGTCCAAACGTTGTTAGCGAGGATGAATTTTGGAAAAAGCGTAAACAAACCAAACAACCCTTAATGTTCCGTGGGTTCGATAAGGCAGATTATCTTGATGACTTCCTTTTTAATGATAGGTGTCACTTTGGTAGTTACGGAATTTGGGGACAAGGAATTTACGCCCATTCAGATGATAAGTCGAAAGCAGACAAGGATTGGAATAAGAAAAGCTCCGCTTCGATAGATAATAAGAGTACAAAGGCAAACTACAAGTCATCCAAGGCTTATTCGGGATTAGGGGAGAGTGCGCTAAATTACGCCAATCGTCAGGAGAATGGTATTCTTACGATGTGTTGGGAGCCTGATGCTAATATCGTCAACGCCGAGGATTTACTTGACCAGATTAAAAATGACGATAGAGCAAAAAATCCTACCGCTAATAATGCTGCCGTTGCTAAGCTAAAGAAGGAACTGGACGATATTAAGGCGGAGTGGACAAAAAACGAGATTGCCCTACAAAATCTTGGCGACACTATTAAGAAGCGGGTATTCCAACGGTTGGGGTACAACGAGGAGGTTGTTCATGAAATGCTGGATGATTTCGGAAACATTAACTGGGGTACACGTAACGCCCAAGGCAAGCGTAACTACCCGATGTATGATGAGTTCCTGAAGGGTAAGGTTAAGCCGTGGGTTGAGAAATGCGGCGGAACAGCCGAGGTTGTTGATGAAGGAGAAGATGGCGAGCAAATACACTTCGAGTTAGGTGGCGCTGACTTGTGGATTAGTAAGTATTCTTGGAATAACAATGCGGTAAAGCAGAAAAACCAATTTACAGCACCGTACCACTATCAAGCTGAGAAGTTCCTTACGTTTGTTGATACAAATTACGTTAAGCCCGCCAACGATGCACTCCAAACAGAGTTAAACAAAGGTACAGCGGCAAAGGCAATACAAGATAAGGTAAATCAAAACCGCAAGGACTATAACGACAAGAAACTTCAATACGATAGAGCTACCTCTAACGACACCGCAGATAACATCTACGGACGTATTTACAAAGCCGTTAAGGACATGAATTATAGGAGCTGTGGCGATGATAGGTCGTTACTTGGTATATATGCCGCATTGCAGGGGTATGACGGTATTTATCAGCCCGATGGTAACAATAGTGGACATGGATTTACTATCATATTGAATAGAAGTAAAATTGTAACAATGCCATAAGATTATGAAAGAGGTTAAAGTTTTCGATATTGCTAATAAGGTTATGAATATAGTAACCCAGAAAGTTCCCAGTAGGTTAGTTCCTTTTAAGGGTAACTTTCCGTTGGTACAACCTTGGCAGAAGGATGAATACGATAAAGCCGTAACGAGCGGAAAATTATTGAATGAAGTTCCCGATTGGGTTCAGGACATACTTCTCAAAGCAGATAATATCCGCCGTATAGACGAAGGTTTTGAAGAGTATTTAAGAACTAACGGAATTTTCAATGAGTGGTTCTCTTACAGTAGTTCGGATAAAGCAACCGAGCTGTACCGTTTTTTGAATGCTAATTGTATGACGCTTGAATATTTACAAATAAACTAATATGGCAGATTTTATTATAGCATTTCGCCGTACTGCTGCATTCGAGGGAGGTTATGTTAATGACCCCGATGATAATGGAGGCGAAACATACAAGGGGATAAGTAGGCGAGCAAACCCCAATTGGGTAGGTTGGAAGATAGTGGATGCTTACAAAAAGCAAAAGAATTTTCCTAAAAACCTAAGTGCAAACAGCGAACTTCAGGAGCTTGTTTCTCAATGTTATAAAAATAATTATTGGGATAAGGTTTGGGGTGATAAAATAAATCATCAGAAAGTCGCAAATGATATGTATGACGTTGCTGTGAATTGCGGCGTGGCCATGTCTATAAAGCTATCCGAAAGACAGTTTGGTTTGAAGGAAACGGGCAGAATGAGCACTGAGTTGTTGAACAAATTAAATTCTGTAATATGGAAAAATCTCAAAAGTTCATAGCCATAATACTTTGGCTGATTGTGGGGTTTATAATAATATCACCTTTGTTGAACTCCTGTAGAACAAGCTCTGGGGTAACGATTGATACGATTTACGTTATAAAACAAGACACTATTTCGGTAATAGATTATAAGCTACAAGATAGTTTGGTTGACGTTTTACGTCTTACCCGTGATAGCCTGAAACGTTACCGTGATAGTATTGAGTACGAGGATTATATCAACGCACGCCGTATCGAGAAGGTAAAATATTATATAAACATTTGCGAGAAAAATTCCAAACAGAAAAAATATTTCTATGGTTGGATAAAAAGAGCGGTAAGTGAATAAATCGGGCAAAGCAGTTATAATAAGTTCAAGAGTTTGTAAAAATTCTTGAACTTATTTGCGTTTAAGAAAATGGTAAAAGATAGGACTAACAATTTTAACTTTTGGTGTCCAGTAGAAATATCTAAGGCAATAGACGCTAAAACTGGAGAGGAGGTAATGCTTCTTGGCGGTATTGCGTCTACCGCTGACGAGGATAGTGACGGCGAATTTCTTGACCCGAAGGGTTTTGATATTCAGCCGTTGATAGAGAGCGGTATGGTTAACTGGCATCATCAAGCAAAAACGTGTCCTGCTACAATAGTAGGAGAGCCGACAAAGGCTGAAATTAGGAAAGAAGGATTGTATATTGAAACGAAACTTTATCCATCGTCGCAGGTAGCGAGGGAAATTTGGGACTTGGCTAAGACGTTGGATAAGGATAGCGATACCCGTAGATTGGGTTATAGTATTGAAGGACGAGTTTTGGAAAGAAAATCTGATGATAAAAATTCCCCCGATTATAAAAAGATAACAAAGGCGGTTATCACGGGAGTAGCTATCACTCATCAGCCTAAAAATCCCAAGACATTCGCTAATATTATTAAAGGTGAATTTGATGATATAGACGAGGAAGATGGGGAGGATGAAGAAAAGGAGAACACCAAGAAAGACGACAAAGAGGAAGAAAAGTCATTAGATACAACCGCCGCCAGACCCCTGATTAGGGAGGATTTAGATAGGAAAACGAAAAACCTAACTTTTGGAAAATCCATGGTTATGGATAAAATATTCCAAGATATTCCAGGTATAAGTATTGAGAAAGCAAAGAAAGTTTATGTTTTAATTAAAAAAATATCTGATATGGCAAAGAGAAAAACAATAACCGATGAGGATATTCTCAAGGCGTATGACGCATTGGGTTTAGACACCGATGATATCCAAAAGGGTGGTGATTGTTCGTCAAACGGAGATAATCACGAAGGTGATGAAGATACCCTCCGAAAGAATAAGGGTATGGATGATGAGGATGAAGAAAAAGCCGACGATGGCGACATGGACGACGATGACGTTACCGAAGAGGAGGATGACGATGAAGAAGAGGAGGATGATGTAGATGACGACGATGACGAGGGTAATGGCAAGAAGTCTAAGGTCGTAAAGAAGGGAAACATCTTCAATCGTTTTGAACGTATCGAGAAGGCAATTGCTACATCACACCTCCGCAACACTTCCTATATTAAGGCGTTGGGAGTTATGGTGAAGTCGAGCAATCAAAGTCTTGAGAAGGCTATCGAGGCTATCAATCTGGCTAACGATAAGATTGAGGAGCTTACCGAGCTTAATAAGGCTCAGGAAGACACAATCAACAGTCTTTCGGAACAACTTGCTGAATTTGGCGAAACCGTCCCTGCACCGAAGTCGGTACGTCATGCTGCTCCTATCGAGCGTAACTTCAACAAGGCTCAGGACAACGACTTTGAAGGCAGTGAGCAAACGGTTAGCATGAAAAACAAAGCAGCCATTTCGGAAATACTTGACCAGGCTACCTTCTCTAAGGGGTTTGATTCAGAGTTCTCTAAGGCTGTTTTGGACTACGAGGCAACAGGTCGTATTTCACCCAACGTGATTTCGAGAATTAAGAAGGAATACGGAATTTCTATTGTAAAATAATTACTATTAAAACTTTGAAATATGGACAGATTATCAATCAATCTTTCTGATTATGTGAATAACGGTGACGGCTTCGGCATAACATCGTCTGGAGCCGTTGAGGAGCTGCATAAAGCCCTTTCCGCTGGTCAGATTACTGGCCGTGAGACCGCCGATAGAATAGACGCATCAGGTGCGCCTCTGAAAGTAGAAAGTCTTGAAAAGACTTTGAAACATCTCACTTTCCGTGAGAACGATATTACGTTCTGGAAGGATATTCCGAAGATACCTGCTTACAATACCGTAGTTGAATACAACCAACAGTTGAGTTACGGTCGTAACCGTGGCGGCTTCTATAACGAAGGCGAGCTTCCCGATGAGGAGGATAGCGTATTCGCACGTAGGGCGCAGTTCACCAAGTTTTTGGGCGTAACGAAGTCTGTAACGCACCAGATGACTTTGGTGAACTCTACTATCGGTAATATTCTTCAGAAGACAATCCAGGACGGTACGCTTTGGATTTTGCGTCAGCTTGACCAGGCTTTGTTCTTTGGTGATGACCGTCACGTGAGCCTGGAGTTCAACGGCTTCATCGCACAGCACGAGCGTAGCGACATCTGGGCTGACCGTAACGCTTACTTCAACGACAATCACATCGTCGATATGCGTGGTAAGGTACTTTCTGAGGAGGCTATCGAGAGCGGAGCAAACACTATCGTAGAGAGCTACGGTTTAGCAACCCAGTTGTATGCACCTCCTTCGGTACTGTCTAACTTCGTTAAGAACTTCTACGGAAACAAGTTTATCATGCCGAACACCCAAGCCCTTACCGACGGTATTATGGGTCAGAGGGTTCAGCAGTTCGAGAGCCAATTTGGCCCAATCGGCTTGCGTCAGGACGTATTCTTCAAGAAGAAGCCCGCAAAGACTATTACAACTGCCGCTACGTCGGACAAGGCTCCTGCCGCTCCGCAAGTTACCGCTCAGGCTGTTGCTGCTACTGTTGCTAACTCTAAGTGGGGTGCTGATGACGCTGGTGCTGTATGGTACGCTGTATCTGCATACAACCGTTACGGAGAGTCAGCCCTGACTCCTATCAGTGCAGCTGTAACTGTAGTAGAGAACGGCGCAGCCGACCTCACCATCACCGCAGGTACGGGCGGCGTTCACGGTGCATCGGCTTACCGCATCTATCGTACAGCGGTTGGTGCTGCTAAGGAAAGTCAGTATTATCCTATCATGGACGTATCACTTGACGACGTAACCCGTGGACTTGACGGTGCATCGGCTAGTTCTATCCGTGACCTTAATAGGTTCTTGCCGAATACCGACCAGGCTCTGTTGCTGCAGTTCGACGAGGAGGTTATCAACTTCGCTCAGCTGGCTCCGCTTATGAAGATGGATTTGGCGCTTTTGGCACCTGCCTACCGCTTCATGATACTTCTCTACGGTACGCCTCTGCTGTATGCGCCGACGAAGATGGTACGTATCATCAATATTGGCGGAAAGACTGTGTAATTCCGAGTGTTTTATAAAACTTATGTTCAACGAGAGGGGTGAGGGATAATAAACCCCACCCCTCATTTTTTAAGGAAAGACGATGAAAATAAAGGCAAAAAATCCGTCGGTTAAAAGCATGAAGCTGATTGTGCCCATTGACGGTATGATAGATATAGACGCTAACGGAATAGCGGACATATCCGACAAGGCAGCAGAAATGCTCGTAAACGGCACGAAAGACTGGGGGTATTTAGACGATGCGCCCAAGAACGTAAAAGCAGATAGCAAAGAAGAAAAGAGTGAAGATGAGCAAGTCGTAGCTGGTATCAAGGCGATGAAGCTCGAAGATATGATATCAATGGCCACCGAAGCAGGTTATCCTGAAGCAGAGTGGAAACGCTTTGCAAAGAAAGATAAACTCATGGCGGCTTATCTGATTAAGAAATACAATGAGGCAAAACTCAACGAGGAAGCCCCCGAAAAATAAATAATAAACCGAGTGATGCCTATCTTGTAAAAGAGATAGGCATTATTTTTAAGATTTTGCGATATGCCGAAATTAAGTCTGAAAATAATTTACAACAAGAACGAAGGTTTGGTTGTAAGTCCGAGTGAATTAAGGGAAAATTATTTATTCGGTATTCCAACTTGTACGACAGACGGTCGTAAAGTGTCTTCATCTACTATCAAACAACACATTTCGACAGCGCAAAAAATTATCGAAAATCTATTTAGCATCAAGCTGAACCGTCAGGTCATAAGCGAGAGTCAGGACTACAACCGTCAGGAATGGATGGTTTGGGGGTATGTTGAGTTTACTTACCCGATTGCGTACCCCGATGATTTACAAGGATTTATAAATTCCGCCAAACAGGTGAATTATCCCAAAGAGTGGTTAAGTGTTAAGCAGACTGAAGTTGTAGCTATGTGGAGGAACTTGTTTGTGGTTCCTAATTCAGCCAGTGAGGAAGGCGCAGTAATGACCCAAAACTCCTTAATATACAACGGTGTTACGCCGCACTTAGGATATTTCGGAAAAAGTTTCATTCCTAATTATTGGAGGTTGAAATATATTACCGGTTGGCAGGCAGGCGAAGTTCCCGATGACCTTGTAGACTTGATTTGTAAGTTAGCCGCAATAAACGTTCTTGCTGTAATAGGGAGCTATCTTTATGGCGTTGGTATTGCGTCGTTCTCTGTAAGTCTTGACGGTGTATCCCAGAGCTTTCCCCTGAAGAGTGGGCGTTTCGGTATGTTCTCTGACCGTATCGAGCTGTATATGCAACAGATAAATGATATGATGGAGAATATGAAGTATATTTACAAAGGAATTACGTTCCAAACGTTATGAGCTATGATAGGGAGGAAGTATTATGACAAAGAAAAGTATCTTAACAGCACACCCTATCGTAGAAACTACAAGCCCATCGTTGGACTTGCCGCAGCCGATATGGAAACCAGAACTTTTTGAAGGACTTATCTACAACAACGGTTATGATGTATATATCGAGAGGGCGTTACGGTGTCCGTGTGTAGATAGGAGTTCAGGTCAGGCTTTGGCTACGTGCAAGAACTGTTTGGGGAGGGGGTGGTTCTTTGTAGATAAACGACAGACCCGTGTTGTATCCCAATCGATGGCTAATCTTCGTCGCAATTCCGATATAGGTGAGATAAACCGAGGAACAGCGAGGATTACCTCCCGTGCGGTAGATAGGCTTGCATTCATGGATAAGATAATCTTTCTGGAACTCGTAGCCTATTACAGCGAGATATTAAGACCTGTGATGTATGAGAATGAGCTTGTAGCCTATCCGATATATGAGCCGATAGAGGTTACTAACGCATATATGTTCGTCGGTGATACGGTTAAGCTAATGCCGTTAACTGTGGATATGTACCGAATAGACGGAAACCGTATGGTGTTTGACGAAAGTATCTTGGAGTTAATCGAGGCAACGGACGTTAATCAGAAACAACCCGACATAAGTATTTCCGTAAGATATTCCTACAATCCAGTATATCACGTCATCGATGTTAACCGTGAACTCATGAAAGTAAAGGAGCGGAATGGCTGTACGTATAGCGACGAGAAATTAAAGAACATGCCTCTGTCGGTTTTAGCACGTAAAAGTCATTACATTTTCGACCAAACTTCTTTTAATAGGGAACTACTTGATAACACAGTAATAGAGGAGTAAAGTTATGCCTAAACCGATAGTCATTGACCTCAGCGGACTTCGGCAGCAATTCAAGTTATCTGCCGATAACGTAAGCAAGCTCACCGAGATATGCGTGCAGTCGGTGACTACGGCTATTTATGCTAATTGGCAAGCCTTAGCACGCCAAAAACTTCATTCCACCTTACCAGAATACCTCCAAAACCTCTACGTTGTAGACAAAGGATGTTTTGCTAAGCAGATAATCCTGACGGGCATATTACCTACGATGATTGAGTCGGGCGCCAATCCGTTCGACATGAAAGAGGGGTTTAAAAAATCAAAGTATGTTCGATATAGCGTTCCCGTTTACGATGCGAAGGGGAAAATGATTTATCCTGGGGGTGATTGGTATTTGACAATTCCGTTCCGTCATGGAACTCCAGGAATAGTCGGTCAGGCAGGTTTTGCTAACGAAATGCCGCAAGAAATATATGACCTAATGGTACATCGGGCTGCTCGCTCGCCGCTCCACCGTAGTGAGATACCTTCGCCATATGACGTACCGAAGAGCCGTGCGGCGATAATGGACGAAAACGGAAAAGTCCTTTTTGCTGAATATCAACACAAGGCTTCAATTTACGAGGGACTTACGAAACGTAGTGCAGCATATAATAAGGTCATCCAAAATAAATACCAGACCTTCCGAAGGGCTGGACAGCGTAGTGACCCATTGGCATTTATCCATCGAGGTATCAAGGCATATAAACTTGCAGATGAAGCAATACAGAATACCGATGTGAATACGATAGTTGAAAACGAAGTTTTGGAATATTTAGATAACGTTTTATAGTATGAGAAGTGTAATAATGCCTGAGGTGATTATCTACAATGCCTTAGAGAGCATAATAAAATACGTTCGTACAGATTTAAGTACGAGCGAAAAAGACGAGGATACAATGCTTTATCGGCTTTTGGGTGAGAATATAGACGGAAAGCCGATGAAGATGAACCGTTGGAATTTCTTTAATCAGGCTAAAAAGATTTTCACCGATAAGCAAAACCTTAGCGTAAATTTCGGTTACAACTTCGAGGTTGCTAAGATAGTAGCCCTACATATCATACTACCTTCCGAGGAAGCCGCCGAGTCAGCCATTGGTCAGGACGAAGGCTATGGAGACGAATGGACAGCCGACGAGAAACTTCAGCAATTCTTTACACAGAATTTCCGTAGCAACTACCAGATTATGATAACATCGAATAATAGTAGCGAAGTCCTTACCGTGTACCATATCCTGAAAGCGATGTTGTTGATGATATTTCCCCATCTTGAAATAATGGGACTGCGATTAAATAAGTTATCGGGAAGCGACGTTATGTTTAGGGATGAAATGATGCCAAATGGTATATTTCACAAGGTTATCAACCTATCTTTCAACTATGAATTGAAAGTTCCCCAGATGCTGACACGTGAGATAATTAAGGGTATTGTCGTAAGAGGACACCTCCTGGACGATATAAGGAATGAATGCCCTATATGTGGGGATTAAATATTCAACAAAAGACAATTATAATAAAGTTGAATCAAAACATATAAATTAAAATAATAGAATATGGCAACAGTTGTAAATTTTCACGGAAAGAATTACATTGAGCCAGGTGCATACGCTGTATCTGTTTACAATCCTACGTCTGTTGTTAACGTTTCCGAGTTCGGTAATGTTATGATTATAGATACTGGTTTGGCTAAAAACGGTACTTATGAGTTTGCTGGTGGTTCAGGTATTCACGGAGAGTTGAACAAGGGGTTGAAGTCTGTCTATGAGTTTGATACATACGAGGATTTTCTGTCTTTTATGGGCGGCGGACTTGTAGGCGATATAGCTCAAAAGATATTCACACCCATGGACGGTACCGCAGGTGCTCCGAGGCTTTATTATTGTCGTGCGGCTACGACTACGTGTGCTAAGATAACGTTGACGTGCGGCGCATCTTCAATTGTCTTGAAGTGTAAGAACGAGGGTATTGCGGGTAATGGCGTTATTGCTGATAATCAGTTAAAAGTTGGATATGCCGCAAGGATTATTGCAGGTACGGATGACCCATCGAAATTCGTTTGTCAAATTTATAAGGGGTCGTTCATGGGCGTAGACGATGTTGGAGAGCCTTACGGAAGTTACAGCTACGACAACGCCGTATCAAACCTCCTTTCCGAGTCAGAGGAATTTGAAACGGTAGGTGAGCTTTTCGAGTGGGCACGTGCCGATAAATACGTTCTTGCACACTTTGAAGTATCTATGACGGGCGAAACTTCTACCGCACTTCAGGCTATTGCGCTTACGGCAGCTACGGGCGGTACAACCGAATACCTCAAAGATACGGAGTATGCGGATGCGCTTGAGGCTATTTCCGAGCTTGATATTACGTTTTTCCTTGCTACCAATACAACGGTTGAGGACGGTATAGATGCTTCAACGACGGGACGGTTGTTTACTTTCTTGAAGAATGACGCTAAGTTTACCGAGTTCTTGGTAATTCCTGGCGGTAGTGACGATACGGACTTATTTGGCGAAAGCGACACATCCCAGGCTATTGCTAAATATTATAATAGCGAGCAGGTCGTTTGTATACACGGCGCACCGATTGTTAGTCGAAAAGATGGCAACGGAACAAAACAGTTGCCTTCGATATACCTTGCTGCTGCGATAGTAGGACTTAACGCAGGGATGGCACCTCAAACACCGCTTACGTTCCAGCGAGTAGGTTATCAGTCGTTTGCTTATGACCTGAAGAAGAAGGAAAGAGAGAAAGCACTTCAGGCTGGTATAATGCACGTCCGTAACGTATCGGGGTATTGGTGCATCAACCAAGGTGTAACCACCCTTCAGGATAACAAGCGAACGATAGCTAACGATGGGCAGTCGATGGAGTTGTCTATTGCGTTGATTAAGGCTCAGCTGAACAAGGAGCTTATTGTAGACGGCGCAACGAGGTTCACAGGGCGTACAGCCGCTCAGGCAAGTCCCCAGACGGTTAAGAATTTCGTGGAGACAAAACTTCAGTCCCTCACCGCCACTACCGATAGCGACAACCTGATTATAGCATGGAGGAACGTAAAGGTGTCCGCTCAAAACAGCAATTATTACGTGACCTACGACTTCCAGCCGAATATACCCGTCAACAAGGTATTCTTTACTGGTAATATACTGGATTTTGAAGTAACCGTTTAATTTGTAACTTAAAATTATAGAGATATATGGATGCAGGAGAAAGAAGTATGACAGCCCCCCTTGCTATCATACAAATAAATAGCGTTACGGTAGGCAAGATGAAGAATATCCGTATAACAGAGAATGTTCGAAGGGGTAGAGTTGCTGGCCTTGGCCGTTTGAACGCATCGGAGTTACCTCCTCTGGAGTGGCAGGGTACATTGTCTTGTTCCTCATATACGATAAACTTCAACCTCCTCTTGAATAAACTCAAGAAGGGTTTTTATCGCAATGCAGGAACATTGGAGCAATGGGCTAACGCCTTGCTTCTTGAAGAGGATGGTTTGGAAATATCTATCCTCCGAAAGGTAAAGGACGGAGAGATTGACGCCGATACTGGTTTGGTGAATACGAAGTTCGAAACGTTTGCGAAAGTATCTGCTGCTTTTGTAACGAGGGAAGGTTTTGATATTCAGGAAGGACAGATTAGCGGTCGTGATGCCGACTTTGAGTATCTTGACCCAATCTTGTATAACGATATTGTTTAATCTTTGTTTTACAGTTATAAGTTAGGTGTGTCGGAGGTTGTTTCGGCACACCTAATTGTTTTATTTAAAATCGTAAAGTTATGGCAATAGAAAGACAAAAGAAGTTTAACATTGGCGAAAAACAATTCGTTGCTAAATTTCCTAACGTAGGTCAAATTATTGACTTAGAGAGCTTTAAACAAGCGTTGACCAATAACCGTTATGGGCAGATGGCTTCCAGCGGCATAGCAAGCATGTATAATGCCTTAGACTTGGTTGATGCGATAGCCTTCTTTCAGGTCGTCGTTCCTGAAGTAGCTAAGTATTACGACATACGAAATTACACACTTTTGCAGGTCGATAAGATAAAAGAGTTGCTGGACGCTTACCAGACGCAGATTAAGCCTTGGTATGATAAGACGATGTTGGAACTTAGAGGAATATCTACGGATGATGGCGGAACAACTGAAACCCAAACAGACGATTAAAGATGAGGTAAGACGTTTCATTTTTGATTGGCACGCCTTTCCCTTCGATTACTGGTGGAGAAGGCGGTATAATGTTCCTTTTGGCTCTTCGGCACATCGTGAAATGAATTTCATCGACATGTACATCGAGTACCAAGAGGAATTAATGTTACAAGAGACCAAGGATAGCTATGAGGAGATAGAGGATGGCGAGCTTGGAATAAAAGATGATAAGGTCGTGAAGATGTCTAAAGAGGAAATAGATGACGATTACGACAATCTGGATTTATCGCAATTTGATAAGAAGAAATAATGGCTGATGTAGTTGTAAATATTACGGCTGACGCTTCTGGACTTCAGAACGAGCTTAATAACGTAGCTAACGGAACGAACAACCGACAAACGCTACCTCCGAGGGGTGGTGCCCAACCTACGGGTACTCCCTCTGGGGGAGGTGGTACGGTTGGTGGGGGTCAACCATCCGCTGCACCGCAACCTACAAATACCGATTTACCGTCTATGCCTACTTATGATAGGATGGCGCAAGATATTCGCAGGGAGATACAAAACCGTGGTGTGGTAATGGTTCCAGGTTCATCGAACTTTAACCAGTTCATGAACATGATGACCCAACAGCAACGTGCCCAAAACGAGCAAGCTATTTCCCGTAACTTCGATGTACGGTACTCGCAACTGGACGCTCAACGGTATGCCGAGGGAGCTAAAATAGAAGCGGATGTTAATGCCAAACGTCAAGCTGCCCTACAAAACGCCACTAATCAGGACGATATAGACCGTATCAACGCTAATTTCGATAACGTTCTGAGAACACGGCTTGAAAGGCTCGATAGACGGTTTGCGCCCCAATATGACCAATTACAAGCCGAAGAACAGAATGCTCGCCAGAAAGCCGAGGAAGAGCTTACAAAAGTAATTCAAGACCTTACCAAGCAAATCCGTCAAGGCAATCCTGACTCATATTTAAACCGATTGCGTGAGGAACGCCGTCAAGCACTTTGGCGTCGGGATAATGCCGCTACCGAAGGTGAGGTTCAGGATGCGTCGAGGGACATTGCTGCGATAGATAGGAGAATAGCAAGAGTCACAGGACAACGTAACCCAATGCAGCGAATAGGAGGTGCTTGGGGAACGATAGCTGCGGTAGGTAATATCGGAATGAATGCGTTGAATGCTTATCGTGCTAATACGATGGCTGAGATAGGCATGGTGAACTCTGCGGCTAATGGCGATGCATTCGGAGCTATGATGCAGGACTTCCAACGTCGTAGACAAAATGCTGCTGCTTGGGGTAGCGGAATAGGTGGTGCAATAGGAGCTATCGGCGGCGGCATTCTCGCAGGTGCTGGTTCTATGGGCATAGGAACTGGCGCTGGAATTGCTGGCGGAGCTGCGCTTGGTGGCGGAATAGGAGGTTGGATAGGAAGTTCTATTTTCAGCCTTATGTATGGCGAACAAGAAGCTCAAATAGCGTTAGGTCAACTTTGGGCGCAGCAAGAGCAACGCTTACAACGGTACACCCAATTAGCGATGATGGTACGCCGAGGTCGTACCGATATAGACAATATTCGTGGTGAATTGCTCAACACGATACCGTCTATGCAGATAAACAGCAGGACTGGACTTAGTATCTACGATTTAGGATATACATCAGACCAAGCAGCCCAGATGATGGCTCGTAATATCCAAGCCCGTGGATTTCTTGGCGCCAATCCTGGGGCTTGGGCGTTGGATGTAGATGCATTGGAGAAGGCTTATAATATGGCTCCAGGGTCGCTCGCTCAAATGACTTCTTATGATAGGTACGGTAACAATATGACACAGTCGTTCGCCAACCTTGTCGCAAGTTTAGGTCGGAGAGGAACACTTGGTATGTCGGGAGGACAAGTTCTTAGAGCTAATGAGTTTGTGGGTTATCAACAGCAAATTATGGAAATGCAAAAGGGTTGGATGAACCCTAATGCGGAGTTTGCTAATAGATATATCCTTGCCGCTCAAAATGCTTTTGGAAACAATCTTGATAATAGAGCAATCACCGAAATAGGACAGCTCAATAACGCCATTACCAATCCACAGGAAGGATATTCTAAAGTTCTAACTTACGATGTAATACAAGAGTTATTTCCTCAAACCAGAGGAAACCTTCTTGCTATCCGTCAAATGCAATATTCTAATGACCCTAACGTCAGGGCAAGGATACAGCAAGCGATGATACAAAGGTTGACCCAAGTCTATGGTGGTGTAAATACTACTTCGGGATATTTAGCACTTTCTCAATACACAGGCATCCAAGACCCCGATAGATTACGTGGTTGGGTAAACCAGTTACAAAGGGGATTACCTACCGCAACACAAGCAGACCTTGCTTCCCAAACCGCTGCTGTAAAGGAATATACGCCTGAACTGTCTAAGGAAATGCTCAGTTATCAAGACAGTACCGTTAAGGAGATTTCCGCTCAGTTGGGTTCTTTGAATGGAATTGCCTCGCAAATGTTAACAACGTTTCAAAATAAGCTCAATGAAATTATAAGGGAGCTAAACAAGGTCAACAGTTAGGAGGGCAAAGAATGGCGAATTTAAAATTATTTTGCAATAATCCAAACCTTACAAGTTTACGAGCCTTTGCGGATTATTATAAGTTAAGGGTTGTAGACAAGAAGGATAAAAACGGGAACGGATTTACGGTTGACGAGTTCTTTGAATACAATCGTGATACGATATTCAATCAATTAGATACCACCTTTCTCCAGCGGTTAGCAAAGCAAAAGAAAAAGAAACTTACCGACCTTACATCTAAGGACATCGACAAAGACATAACGTTACCTTGTCCGTCTTACCTATATATTGACCAAAAATATGTCAATTATTCCGCTGTCGTTAAGAATACAAACTTTCAGGTTCAAGAAGTCGATACGATAGCATTTGAGGACGAACAGATACGGAGCATACTGGACGACGAAACTACTCAATTCAAGACTTATGCCATCAAGCGTAGCGTTCCAGGGTGTAGGGTTATAGGATTTTTTAAGTCGCTGTATTATTCTGGAAAAAAGAATGATGGTAAGGGTCACGGAGTAGATAACGTTTATGATTCAACACAGAACTTTGTAGATATATCAAAATTCATCATAACGCTGAATACTTCAGTAGGAGCTAATGGCGGGCAATTTTCAATCTCCCTACCTCACATACCAGTCTATGCAACTCAAGCGGCAAGAAACGTAGACTACCTTACCGATATACTTGCTAATGGTATAAATTATAATGAGTTTATTGATAAGACGCAGGGTGAGGCATTTAAAGTAGGCAAGAATAGAGAACAAACGTCTGTTCGGGCTGAAACTAATGCGGTAGATTATTTTGAGTGGCTTATCCAACCAAATGATTTACTTTTTATTTCGTTCAATGATATGGATGACCTCACGGATGATAATCTTGCGGGACACGTCTTTGATATGATTTGCTTGATAGATAATGTTTCTATAACGAGGAACGCTCAAGCCGCAGTATCAGTAGACATAAGCGGAAGGGACTTGATGAAACTATTGACCGATGATGCTTCTATATTCTACCCTGCTGGAGTGTCGAATGGAAATAAGTATATATTCGACAATACCGAAACTGTATTGAGGGGTGGTGATAAAGACTCAATTATCCGAGGGGTTAAGGCGAATGAAAGACAAGGCGACGGAGCCACCCGTCAGATTACTGGCTTCTTGAATATCTTTGCTTCCGAGCCTAATGATTTCTCTATTGACTTTGTATTGAAAACCGTTGTTTCGCATCTTGCTAACTTCCAGATTGTTCCTGATGATTTATTTATAAATTGGGGTGATAGACGTACAACATTTTCGATGTTTAAACCTAAAAATACTTAACGCCATGGATATAACGAAATTAAAAAGGGGATGGGTTGGAGGTCGTACCACCCTAAACATAACTTCACCGTTTGGATGGCGTTTCCACCCTATTCGGAAAAAACGTAAAAAACATTATGGTATAGATATTTCCGTACCCGTAGGCACACCGATATACGCTCCAGTGAGTGGTTCGATACGATGTCGTTTCCAAAAAGGCGGGGCAGGACTTTATATAACTATAACGAGTGGTGGATTTGTGTACATGTTCATGCACCTTTCCCGTGCTACGTTATCCGAGGGAAGTAGCGGTAGTATCAGGGAGGGACAAATTCTTGGATATTCGGGGGGTGCTCGTGGGCAAAGGAATAGCGGAAGTTCTACTGGGCCACACCTACACTTTGAGATAAGACGGTCGCCTGGGTCATCATCGGCTTCTGCCGTCAATCCGATATATTTTATATCAGACAAACTCATTGGCAGGGTCAGACAAAACTTAATGGCTTCCGAACAAACAATAGTCCCGATAGTAGGGGAGATAAGTGGTGAGCCTGACGTATTGCCTGCCAAAAGTATCTCCGAAAGTACGATTGAAAAGGATAGACAAACTGGTATTTCAGACCAGACGGACGAGAACGAAACCGAGGATGATGAAATAGTAGAAGTGGATTTAGAGGAAGGACTTGCTACTGGCGTATGGCAGATTGTTAAGCTCGCATTAGACGGAAATATAGCAAACTTGAGAATACACGATGCTGCAACGAGCGTACAATCAGGTTCAATATTAGGGTTTTTCAATAAGATGTGCCAACAGCCATTTGTAGAGTTTTTTGGAGATACCTACGGTGACCAATATTATTTCATTGCCCGACGTCCACCCTTCGATAGGGAAGGAATGCTGAAAACACTCGTGACTCAGGGATTATTCAAGACTTCTGTAAAGCCTACCGCTCAGGTGGATATGAATTACGATAGAAGCAGCCCATACGAGATAGCCGAGAATAGTATCATAAACTCATCGTTGTCGTTTAATACGCAAGGGATATACTCGTGGTATCAATTCTATCCTATTTACGAAATGGGTGCGCCGAATGATTTACAATATATCATTCCTGCAATATTCTTTCCTGAATATGCTTCGATATGGGGAAGTAGGGATTTTTCCGTTCGCAGCCAGTATAGGAATTTTACCAGTCCTGCAATTCTCGATGATTTGAAGAAACAAGGAAAATCACCACAGGGTGATAGCGAAGTCCGACATTCCGTACACGATTTGAAATATATTATTGAGTGTAATGCCTACAATCCTTTTGTTCGTAACGGAACGATTACACTTATGGGAAACCGTAGGATTAAGCGAGGGGTGTTCGTGAGGATTTGCTGGAGTAACTTCAATGAAATATTCTACGTTGAGAGTGTTTCCCAAAGCTACAACGTAACGACAGGAGGTGTAAACCGAACTACCACGCTTACGTTGTCCCACGGGATGGTAGAGGATTATATGTTTTCCGATACAAGAGCTAACGCAAAGGTAAACAAGGCAGGTCGGGATGAATCAGACGTTATCAGCTATTTCAATATCATAAATTTTGGTGATTACGAGGATAAGCGTGAAAATCTGACGATGGATGATTGGCCAGAGCTTATTTCCAAGTGGAAAGTGAACACCGATGTGTTTATGTTCTTTTTAAGGAAGATGCAGTTGATTAGTAACTTAGTAGGAATAACAACAGTAGGAAGCAATGTCGAAGATTGATATAAATCGTGGAAACGACAATAATATATCCGTTAGCGGTGTAGCTTATGTGGTAATACCCGATGGGATAGCGGTTGCCGATTACGTTCAGCAATGCTACCGTAACCATACCCTTTCGATTGGCGGAGGTTACGGTAGCACCTATATGCACAATGTAAAAGTTGCAAAAGGAGTTTTAGATAGCATACAATTTCCGAACAATAACGCCGAACAAGGTTCATCGGTAGTTTGGATTAGGGATAGTTTCACCAACCGTCCAATAGTCATAGGAGTTCTCGAAAGTGGTGTGAGTGGAATGACGGGACGGTACGAGCAAAGGATTTATCAAGAAGCTGCCAATAAGGTAGTTGGGATGTTTCTCGATGCTTTGAACGGAGGGATTACTATTTCTGCCGTAGGCGACGAGAGTTCTCCAGGGACGGTAACTATTAAAGCTACGAGCGGAAGTGACGAGGGTGACGTTGTAAGGTTGGTTAGCAAGGATTTAATCACTGTCGATGGAAAGACTGTAAGGCTAAATTTATCGAAGGGCGTGAACCTTCTGATAAATAATGGTGAGAACGATGTATTGAGTATAGTGGGAGACGATACCGAGTATCACATCAAAGATAACTACGGTAACGAGTTTATTTTCAACATGGATAATTGCCAAATACTTACGCCTAAATTTAACGTAGGTCAAGGAACGGAGCAGATGATATTGGGTAATACGTTGGTAGGACTTCTTGGGGAATTGATAGATGCGATAACTAACCTAACCGTCTTGACGCACGTGGGAGCGAGCGGAACACCCATCAACGCAGCTACATTTACGGATATAAAGAGCCGATTGGAAACGGCTTTATCGGAGTTATCAAACACCGATTAAAACAATTATTATATTAAAAACAGAGAAATATGTCTTGGATAGGTGATTTTGCTAAAAATAACACTAATAGTATTATAACGAATACTTTGAATGCGGTAGAGAATTTTGGAAAATCTGCCGTAAATGCTTTATTGCCTAATGATTACGAATATTATCTTTGCAGCTTTGAACTCTATGATAGCAAGCGAGATAGAGTAGGATTTTTGTCTTTCGTTGTGATGCCAGACCAAATGTCCGAAAGTTATTCACCAATTCAGACAATTATCAAAACTCACGGAGGTATAGTTACAACATTCAATCCTACGTTTGCTCCGATAGATATAAGTCTTTCTGGAACGTTTGGAAAAAAGTTCAGGTTGATATCAAACTTTTCAGACCCTACAAAAAAGAATGGAAACGGAATTTTCAATATCAATTTTGGAATTACAAAGAGTTTGAAGATAAACGCAAGCATGGGGGTAAAAAGCGGTTACGGATTGACGAAAATACTTCATCATATACTCGATACAGCTAACAAGCTGGATAGTTACGGAAGACCACATTTCCTTTGTTTTAATAACTACGCATTTAATACTTCTTACGTTGTAAACGTTATGAATTATAGTTTTTCGCAAAGTGTTGAACAAAACATGATGTGGTATTATACGATTGCGTTGAAAGCCGTAGGAGAGAAGCCGAAGATTGAAAATAAGACCGTAAATAAGCTCAACATCGTAGCGTCTAATGCTATTGCTAACGGATTGACGAACGTGATAACGAATATGGTTGGATTTTAAGGAGGAACGGATATGTTTGCTGATATAGCTAATGAATTTCAGGATATAACGAAGTTTGAATTGCTCGAATACTTCACCGATTATAGGGATTTTCTACAAGACGATTATCCCGATGTATATTCGTATTATTCTGGCAATAGCGAGGAAATAGACGTTCAAAAATTAACAAACCTCCGTAACCTTCTTACCCGAAGTGATGACCTTACCCGTACCTTTCAGACCTTTTCGGGAAAATTTGGAAACGTAGGTTATTGGGAACTCCAACAATATTGCCAAGACCTTAAAGACACTCTGGAAAGAGTTTCAAAACTTCCAAAGTATTGCCGTACTTCCAAATCGTGTCGTGGATATAAGCCTTACGTTCAAGTCAAGGAAGACATCGGAGGAATGAAAACGATACAAGACCTTGCCGAACAACTTGGGGATGTAACAGAGCAAGACCTTATTCTCAATAACGACTTAGAGGAGGGAGATTACGAGATTGACCAACTTTCGCAAGTCACAGCCTTCGTAGACAATACCACTAATGTGATAGTAGATACAATTCTGGAGCAGCCGATAGGTCGGAAGATATATGGCCGTGATATAAATAGGAAAATAGCCTTTGTGGATAATGATTTAGCGATAGTAGAATATGAGGAGAACGTAGAACAGAAGTCCGAAGTCCTATTGGAGCTAAATAAGGGGGATGTACCCGAAATGCCTAATTTTGGTAAGAATATAATCAGTGGTCAGAGTTATTCATCTTACAACTATGCCGAACTTGTTTCAGATTTAAGAGACAATCTCTTGCAGGATGATTTATTCCTCTCAATCGACATAACGGACATCAATACAAAAGATGGTGATATATACGTTACCTGCGAAATTAGAACAAAATACGTTTATTCAACGACAAAAAGCGTAAAGATATGATAACGAAAATAACAACGGTAGACGAATTGAAGCAGATTTTCATCGAGATATTGCTTAACAAAACTGATAAGATAAGCGATATTTCCAATGAGTCTGTGTTGAACGCTATCGCATACGGTTGCGGTAAGCTAACCCAACGTCTATTGATAAATCAAGCCGTAGTTGAATCACACATATTCCCCGATACCGCTTACGGTGATTATCTGGACGAGCTGGCAAAGATTAGGGGTGTTTCACCGAGGAATACCGCCGTAGGTAGTACAGCTTATATAAGAGTAGAGGGAGAGCCTGGAACGGAGTATAACAAAGACCTTATAACCATCCAGAGTTCGGCAGGGATAACTTTTGTTCCTGAAGAAAACTACACTCTTGACGATAGCGGTTGGGGATATATTAAAGTACGGAGTCAGCAGGTCGGGGCAGCTTCAAACGTCGATGCGTTGACGATAAATACGATGAATAATGCGCCCACGGGACACTACGCTTGTACTAACGAGTACAAGGCTGTAGGTGGGATGGACGATGAAGATGATGAAACCTTCCGTGTGAGGATTAAGGAAAGCGTCAATCAGCTTGCCCGAACGACATTGTCTTATATCGAACAAGTGTTTATGAAAATCAATCCACGTGTTCTTAGGGTTTACAAAGGTGGATACAGTGGGGATGGTAAGATAAACTTGATTGTCGTATCGGTCAATGGCGTAGACTTTACGGACGATGAGTTCAACGAAATTCTTAGCCGTAGTGAGGAATATTTGTCGTTGTCGGAATTGTCTTTGGAAACGAACGACTTTGTGTTGAATCTCAAGAACGTAGACTGGTTACCAGTAGATGTAGACTTCCGAGCAAACATCGACCCATCGTATGATAACGATACGGTACGTCGTCAAATTCAGGTAAAGATTTCCAAATTGTTCGATTACCGTTATTGGAAATATGGCGATAAGATTGAGTGGGAGAATATTCTTTATTCTGTGAGAAGTGTAGATGGCGTCCGCTACGTTCCAGATAATTACTTCTATCCGCAAGCTGACGTCAACGTTCCTAAATATCGGCTACCACGTCTTAGGGGTTTTATACTTAGGGATTTGGACGGAAACATACTGGCGGATAATTACAGTATTCTCTCGTCTTTCAACTATCCGAATGACCCCGATTATTCTTTCCAATCTTCAGTTCTTAGTACGATATGACAACAGATTGTAACGTTAAGACAATAACGGAAATTGAGGGTGATAAAATCCAGATTTCCTGCATTTGCGCCGAAAACCAGAACGGTGTAGACCGTCCAACGCTTTTCCGTGCGGATATTTTGGAAGAGCCTAAGACTATCAACACCGAGGATGGCGTAGAGGGTGAACTCATGTTAACCCATACCGATATTTCCACCAAAGTAGGTAGTCTATCCAATGACGGCAGTCTGATATTGAACTTAGAGGATGACGATGCGGATAAGTATTTCGTAGATACCGATGGGCAATTAAAGTATAACAGTGATGGACAATAAGATATACAATATAGGTGATGCGCTTACGATAACTGTCAAGCCCAGACAAAAGGGAACGGCAACGTTGAGTGGTTTTTCCGATAACCTCCTGGGGTTGACCGCTGATAGAACGGTCCTGAGGGAGTTCCGTATCGTAGAGGATGACTTGTTTTATACGGATTGGATGGAACTTACCGCCGACAGCATCCAGGGGAAAGAAGTAAAACAAAACGATGTTATCGAGGTACGTTACACCCGACAAGGAACAGATGCAAGCGGAGAGATAGAGTTTAAGGACATAACGTTCACGGGAGATTTTGACCCCGAAATAATTTATTCACCTATATTGGATAGCAGTATGTTTTCCAGTATAGCGTGGACGGATGAAACCGAGCGTTTGGCCAAAAACCTTTTCAAGAAGTTGTATTTCCGTGGTATCATACCAACATACGTCCTTCGTGGCGATAACGTAGATAACGTAGAGGATGAGGACTATATTGCGCTGTTTTATTCGATAGCTAAGTTCTACGCTATTATGGCTTGCTTCTTCAAGCGTTTTGAAAATTTCTACAACGATGAGGAACTAATGCTGGAGTGGATTAGGCAGAATGGTATAAACTTCGATGAATCAACGATTACGCTGGAACAGTTGCAATTCCTTGCTCGCCACCTTTACGATGAGATAAGGCGTAGAGGTACGAAGATGATATTTAATTACGAGGGTGACGTTGTAAATGGTAAGCCGAGCGAAGTAGACGGTGAGTTTATAAGGTTGATAAGAAGTAAACGGAGCGATGAACTAATTTACGAAACAATCCCACTGCATAAACTGGGATGGTGTTTAGGAGTATCTTCTCCGATGTACCGTGGGACTTGTTCGGCAAGGCTGCTTAATAAAACAAGGGAAAATGAAGAGGATTTTCAGAGTATAAATAATTATCAAACGTTCTCAACGAGTGGCTCCATTTCGTTGGCGTCTACGGACGGAAGGCAGTGTTTGCTGTTATCGACTTCGGGAGGTTCATGCGGACTGGGACGCCGTGAGGGTGATACCGATACGGATGTAACCGATAAGATATACGTTGCAGACCCCGATATGGACTACGAGGTAACGTTTATGTTTAAGATACGAAGCCGTAGTTCAGGGGCAATGTTATATTTTGGAGTGGAAGGTTTTGACGCTTCCCAAAATAAACTCTTAGATGCTTTCGTTACAACGAACAACAGCGAGGTAACGGAGTTGTTCCTGGACGGTCAAGACTTACAGAAATTCGTAACCAATAAGTGGTATTTTGTTCGTGGTATCATTCATGCTTACTCTTCGGACACGGTAGAGAATGTTAAGTTGAATATTGGGTTTGGAAATAACCTAAGTTTCAACAACCGTTTCCTGAAATACATCTTGCCCAAGATTTACATTAGCTCCAGCGGTTCAACTTCGGTGTATGTTTGGAACTACAAGATAAGACCGTTGGTAAGGGGTACGAATATACTACCTTTGAGGAACGGTCGGGAGAACTCCCACAGTCTTGGCTTCATACAGTCGCCCAAGATATTCTATTCATACTTCCGTAACAACAATAACAGTCAGTCCGAGGAGGAAATTACAGATATAATAGAAAGGTATTTGTTACCATTTAATGTAACCGATATACTTCAATTTATAGGTAGCGAATAAACGATATTTCTGTCTTATGGGAAAAGTAAATATAAGTCCAAACCTATTCTTGGAGGTAAATGAATTGAATAGGATGAGAAGGTTTATAGAGGATGATGGCTATAAACTAATCATAAAGAATTTAACAAAGGCTTTTGGCGTGGCTACGAGTATCAATAGCGACTACTTCAAGGTGAGTGCCCGAACGGGAACTTCCGATATGGTCACTATCAATGCAGGATTGGCGTTTGATTCAGACCTTAATATCATCAACCTCAAGGAGGACGTCAATCTGACGATACCTTATTCAATCGTGCGTCAGTGGATAGTCATTCGCCACGCCACGTCAAACGACGAGGAGGGAACGGTCAACATTTCCTCTCAAGGTACTCTCAGCGGCAACGGTACAGAATTTCTTTCCATACTCCGAGGACAGCCGAATTTTCCTACAAAGATACGTTTCTCCAACTCATCGCATAACACCGAGGAGTACGAGGTAGTAGACGTAACCTCCGATACAAGCGCAACCCTTTCGGGTGATTTTACCGCAGAAAGCAATTTGAGGTATCAGGTTATCGGAACGTTCACCCCAGGGTTTACGCCTGACGACGAGGATAAGGCAATTTACGAGTATGACGGTTGCGATATTTCCATCGTGGAGTCAGACGATATGCCTACGCTGGATGATAACAGCTACGTTATCGCAAGCGTTGACCGCAGTGGGAGTACGATGACGATAACGGATGAGCGTTCGAGGAATACTTTTAACTATATTCAGGAGCAGGACGCTACCACACAGATTGTTTCCAATCCGTTAGTAGCCCTTCGAAGAACAACCTTGTTCGAGGATAATATGATGCTTGATATTCAATTCGAGTGGGGTTACAATGTATTGGCTTACAAGATTACCAATACCGCAACGTCAAATATCTTCACAATTACACGTGGCGAAAGTAAATATATCGACAACGGAACGATAACGAACGGAATGTTTGCGGGTTGGCTACTGGTTAACCGTAAGAACATGACCAGCGTTGAGATTGATACCAACGAGAATAACGCCTTGTATGTATCGAAACTTAGCTCAACGATGATTACGGGTGAGGGCGATGACTTTGTAGTCGTTCCTAACTTCTCTAATATAGAAGTTGAGGTAAAGATGAGCGGAACGAATTACGAGGATGACGATACACCGTTGTACATTCGTTTCTCGCTGCTTAACCTGAAAAGCCGAATACTCGTACCAGTACGCTACAACGACACTACGGTAGAGTTAAAATACCGAATGTTCAATACGGCATCGTCCACCACGTTCCAGAATTTTGCCGTAACTCAGTTCGAGAACATTCAGGGAACGACAGAAACGCTGGGTGACTCTTCATTTACAATCACGGTCAACAGACCAGAGGAAGTTCAACGTAATTATTCTTAAAGATTATGATGTTATATTTAACAGGTGCTTCATCGTCAATAGCAAAGTCAGGCGAAGCACCACAAGATGACCCGATGAAAAGCCTGGGTGGGTACGTATCAACCAGTCCAGTACCCAATGCGGCAATAAATACGCTGTTCGATTTAGTTTCAATGCGAACGATAAAGGATAAGACAAAGGAAACGATTGCTATTGCGCTTGTAAACAAGTTCGATTACGCCGTATCGGAGGTAAGTCTGAAGGTGGTTAGCGAGCCTGATAACGTGTGTAGGTTTAGGGTTGCAGCTGTACCGATTGGCGATAACTACGAAATGGAGCACATCAACAACCGTTATTCCGAGCCTTTGTCGGCAGACTTCTACGATGCTACGTTTTATCGTGCGAGCGTTGACGTTGAGATACGGAAGGCTGGAGTAAAGGGAGAGGAAATTGTCTTTGACCCATTCGACGTAACTGCCATTGTAGAAGAAGGTGGCATGGAGGGAACGTATCAGGCTATTTACAAAGCATTCTCTGCCTCCGAAAAGTACGAGGTTAAGAGGATTACCGAAACTAAATTCCGCATCGAGAGCAAAGACGACGCCACCATCGAAACACCACTCACTTGTAGTTATATAGCTACGGACGGAGCGGAGTTCGAGTTCGCCGATAAGTTCAAGAACGTAGTAAACAACGAAGTAGTATTGACGGACGAGCTTCAGCCTCAAAAGGCAATAGGAATTTGGTTGCAACGTCAGGTAGCCGATACCGCAGAGAAAACTAACGAGGAGTTGATTGAGGACTTCGATAACGGAATTACCGCCGAAACAATAGAGGAGGTAGAGCTGTCAATCAATTATAATATTGTAGAGGAAGATACCGATACGAAGGAAGGAGGAGAATAAAAGACTATGGCATACGACGATACCAGACAAAAAATCTTAGAAACCCTAATGCAACGTCCTGATGGTACGATGATACAACCTGAAAACCATCAAGACTTTGCCTTAAACCTTTTGAACTATATACGGAGCGTTGAGCTTATAACGGCTTCAACCCTTATTGGTGTAGCCTACGAGGATACAGTTCCAGTACAATCGAATGACGCAAACGAAGCATATATTGCGGGCGTAGCCCAGCAACGTTCCGCCGTGTTCCAGAATTTCCGTGACGTAAACGGTCAACCCATTACGGTTACTACTGGCGAAATGGAAGCTAAACTTGTCATATTGACTTGGAATAGGCAATATTGGACAAAGCAAGAAATTTCCGCCAATATAATTAGTCAAGCTGATACCGCCTACTTCTTTTACAACCTCACGATACGGAAAACTTATGACAGCGTGTCGGATATGAATGCTGATGTATCCGCTCCAGTAGGTAATGACGGAAAATACATTAAGGTAGGAGAGATTGTTTCAGTTCATAATGAAGATGACCCGACTGAGGACGCTATATACAGTTGGGAAGAAGGTCCAAGATGGCAATTACAAATGAAATTATCTGCACTTGATAGCCGAGTATTTGACGGAGGTCGTGCGGATAGTAAGTATGGAGGAGCAAGAAACATCGATTGCGGCACAGCTCAGGGATAAGCTGAGACAGAGCTTATTCACGGTTGGGAAGAAGGAAGTGACTTCATAATATTGGATGTTCATTTCCTTCTTTTTTTTTGCTCATTACAGTTATTATAAAAACAAACATTTTAATATTATGGCAGATAGAATTCAACAAAGACGTGATACCGCAGCAAGATGGGCTCAGTACAATCCTGTCTTGCTTGAGGGTGAAGCGGGATATGTAACAGACAATCCAAATCAATACAAGATTGGCGATGGTGTTCATGCTTGGAATGACCTACCATTACGTGGATTTGATGGGACTTTAGTTCATGAGCTTGGTGATAGCGAAACAGCGGCTATGAGTCAGAAGGGAGTGACAGAAGTTGTAAACAAAATAAATTCTAATACAGGCATTGACGAATACCCCGTATTCTCTGACCAAACAGCTTATAAAGCTGGAGACGTGGTGAACTATATAGGCAAGCTGTACCAGTTCACGAGTGACCGTGCGGCTGGGGCGTGGACTGGAACGGACGCTGAGCCATATAATTTGAAAAAGAATATAGAAGAAAGATATGGTACATACGCAGAAAACCCTGAATTTATCCGTGCTTACACTGACTCTGACGGAAAGTTCCTTTGGGGAATAAGAGTTGGCGGTACGGTTGAGTGGGCAAAGGGTGTACCGACACCAGTACAGAACGCTATCCGTGAGCTTAAAGATAAACTGGAAACGCAGGATATAAAGAGCTTGCAGGATGCAATAGACGTTATCA